GAGCTGAAATCCTACGGCAGCCGCCCGGTGACGTCGCTGCTCAGCAACCTTAAGCCCGACGTCGAAGACATCGTCTTCGTAACCCCGAGAATTCCTGAAAGCGACACCTACGCCCATCGTTTGATTGACCGCATTATCAATAAATACGGCAAGTGGTCGGGCACCCAACTGTCCAACCTCTCCCACGAGGAAGGTACCGCCTGGGCACTCAGGGGCGCGGATGGTTCCGCCATTGACTGGAAGGAAATGGCGCAGCTCATTCACCCAAAGAGCCGCAACCGTGAATGAGGAACTCGACACCCTGGAACTGACCCTGCCCCCCGCATCAGGGCCCGACCAGGACTCCCAACCCGGAGGCGAGCAGGCAGTAGGCGCTGACGACGAAAGAAACCAAAACCTGAAAGATCAGAAGGCTGAACGGCTGCTGCGCAAGAAATATGCGGGGCGTGCTTTCTGGTTTGCTGCGTGCGGCGTGATCTTTTGGGCGGTGTTACTTGTGTGGAATGGTTGGTCAACGTACTACTCCGGCAAAGCCCCCTTTTCCGATAACGTGTTGATTGCTATCACTACCGCAACCTCAATCAATTTGTTTGCCGCTTTTCTCGGCGTTATCCGAGGCTTGTTCCCCGCCAGTGGCCGCAGGGCAAAATAACGGCTCTTACAGCCTGCTCTCCGCCCCTGACTTTCGTCCTGCACTTTACTAACCGTACGCGACCTGCGAAGCCCCGACCTCGCGTGTTAACCTTGCGCCCATCGCAAAATCGCAGGGCGGAATGCCCCACATTTGCCCCACTCCTTTCAACGAATTTGCCTACGACCCAATGAGTAAAACCACTTCAGACCTGTCCTCCCACACCCCCATGATGCAGCAGTATGAGCCGGAGGTGGTCGCGCGCCTTTAATTACGTGGACTCCAGCAATTCGCTGTCTAAAACTCTACTTTGATTTAGCTGCGGTTAAGGTCAATGAATGCGCGTTAGCTTGAGGTAGTTCTAGACAGCAAAATCATCCAGATGCTGGACGCTCCCAGACGCCTTCTAAGCTGATCGATTGCGCTACATTCCGGTTACCCTGGCCAGCCGCGCTATCCGGTCATCGTTTTTACAAGGAAAAGAAGGGCTGAATGTTGAAACGGTAATGGCACATCGATATAGTCTGCCACCAAAAAAAATTCAGGGATGTGCGAGTGCGGGTTCAGGACGGAATTTACACGGAAAGCAACGTCATTCATTTTCCACCGTCACTGAGTGAATCGGAGCCGGGCGCGCTCTTTGAGTTTTGCGAAGCAATTCTGGCAAGTGAAGGCGTAGTAGTTCTCGACGCAAGCGCCTTTCAATTTATTGATCCCCTGGGGCTCGCAACCCTCAAATCGTCACTAGAGCGCGCGTCAATTGCCAGGCTCCATATCAGGTGGATGAGCAAAGGTCTCATTAACTACCTAGCCAGAATGGAGTTTTTCGACGGCATGATCGTCGATGGCATGGACATAGAGAAAGAACGGAATCTACTGGGTGAGCCTGACCGCTGCGTTGAACTTGTAAAGGTTGTGGACGGTCAATCGGAAGAGGTTGCTTCAAGACTTGCGCTAGCTACGGTCGGCTGGGCTCAAGGTCGTGAGCAGGAGGAACTAGACTCCTACAGGCGCCCCATTGAGTATGCCTTGAAGGAATTGCTGGGGAATGCCCTTTCCCATGCAAAGAGGGAAGGTAACTTTGGTGCGTCAGTTTGGGTCGCCTGCCAGCACTTCCGTAGTAACGGGGACGTCCGGCTTGCGATAGTTGACAACGGATGTGGTTTTCTGGCTACGCTATGGCGTCATGATCAGCTCAAAGAGCGTACAGACGTCGAAGCCATCAGAGCTGCCTTAATCGCTCGTGTGAGCTGCAATCGTGGCCCTTACGTAGGCTATGAGACCGATAGCCAGAATCAAGGTGTAGGTTTGACCACAACCGCTAAAATCGCTGATGCCGCTGATGGCTTTCTTGTTGTAGCGAGTGGTGAGGCCTGCCTGAACACCAGAACTGATATGTCGACGTCGCTTGTCAAAGCGCCGTGGAAAGGTGTTGCGATATCATTTCACTGCAACCGCGACAAATTGCCGCAGATCAGCATTCCTGCGCTGCTCCCAGCCGTAGAGGGCGCAGTTGACGACGACATCAGTTTCATTTGACTAGCTTCAAGATTTGCTTACTAGTGGTACCTAGCTAAACTTTTTACCCATGCGTACGATAAACATTGTCTACGCGTACATTGCCGAGGGAAGCGCCATGCAAACTCAAATCAACCTTGCTGCGGGGTCAGAGACCATTCGCACGCTTGGTATGAGGGCATCTGCCACGCCGTATCGAAAGGAAATCGAACGCTGCTTGGACACCGGCTATAGCGTCGCCATAGATTTTTCCGGTAAGGATGCCACTCAATCATTTGTCGACGAACTAATCGGCGGATTGATTCTGAAGCGAGGCAGAACTGTTCTGTCCAGCCTATCTTTTCAAAACTGTCCTGACGACGTGAAGTCGATCATTAAGTTCGTCGTTAATGATAGAGCACATCAATTGAAGACTGAGCAGGCAGTAGCCTAATCTATCGGATATGGAAAAAGCCTCGCATTGCGGGGCTTTTTTTGGTTTCGAGATAGGTGTTACGCCGGCGTCACCAGTTCAAAATCACCAGCTCGCCTTTTTTTTCGGCTACCCCCTTTCGCGGATTGGCCGTGCTGTAACGAATATCCATCGCCTCCATGCGAAACCCCTCAAACACCCGCCGGATCTCGGGATGATCGTTGATGCTTACCATCACCTTGCCATCGCAGGCTCGCATGAACTCAGCCATTCGCTCGTACTGGTCAAAGCCGAACTCGGTGCCGTAGCCCTCGGTTTTCCAGTAGGGTGGGTCCATATAGTGGAAGGTGTGGGGCCGATCGTACTTTTCGGCGCACTTCAACCACGGCAGGTTCTCCACGTAGGTTCCCGATAGCCTCTGCCAGGCCAGCGATAGGTTTTCCTCAATCCGCAGCAGGTTGATTGCCCGGCCGGTAGTGGCGGTTCCGAATGTCTGTCCCGTGGCCTTTGCACCGAACGCGTGGTGTTGGAGGTAGAAAAACCTGGCCGCCTTCTGTATATCCGTCAGCGTCTCAGGGGACGTCATCTTTTGCCATTCGAAGATCTGCCTGGAGCTGAGCGCCCATTTGAACTGGCGCACGAATTCCTCCAGGTGGTGCTGGACGACGCGGTACAGGTTCACCAGGTCGCCGTTGAGATCGTTAAGCACCTCGACCTTGGAGGGCTGCTCGCGCTTGAAGTACAGCGCTGCGCCGCCGGCGAACACCTCAACGTAGCATTCGTGGTCCGGAAATAGCGCCAGCAGACGTTTCGAAAGACGGCGCTTGCCGCCCATCCATGGAACGATTGGGTTTGTCATTAGCAGTCCTTTGCAATGGGTTGAGGTGGTGGTGCCTATTTGCAGCTGATCGTCCAAAGCTGATCAAGCCGCGTTGTATAGCTCTGGCTCATCATCTCGCGGCGCATGCCCCAGTCCGGGTTCGACGGAACACTGGCGGCGCGAAGCGTGCCGCGCCCCCAGCGCTCGTTGATCTGGTCCAGAACCGTCATCACTCGGGTTGCCTCGGCCGGCTGCGAAATTGCGAAGAGATCGTCGGTGTATTCGCCTTGTTGGCACAGGTTGAGCAGCATCACTTCGGCTTTGCTGTATTTGAAACCTGGGCGGAAGATCCTGTCGAGCGCATCGACAGCGGCTTTCGTGAGCAGGCGAACATCATCGGTGGGGTACGGCATATCGACCACCACGCCGTTGGCATACTTCGCCTCCTCCGGATTGAACATTCCAGTGCGGATGCAGACGCGGACCTTTTTGCAGAGCGAGTTTTGAGCACGGAGCTTTTCGGATGCCCTCATCATGTAGGTGGCCACCGCCTCCTTGATCGGCGCCAGTTCAGTCAGGCGCTTGCCGAACATGCGACTACAGCAGATCTCTTGCTTCGGTGGGTCGGGCTCGTCCAGCTCGAGGCATGATGTGCCGGCCAGTTCCCGCGCTGTCTTCTCGATCACCACGCTGAATTTCTTGCGTAGCGTCCAAGGATCGGCTTTGGCCAGGTCCATAGCTGACTTTATGCCCATGGCGTCGAGGTGCAGTTTCATTTTCCGGCCCACACCCCAGACTTCCGACACGTCCGTGTTGCGCAGCACCCAGTCGCGCTTGACCGAATCGGTGATGTTTACCACTCCCCCGGTCTGCGCCTGCAGTCGCTTTGCCGTGTGGTTGGCCAACTTGGCCAGGGTCTTGGTGTTCGCGATGCCGACCCCGACAGGAATGCTGGTGCCGCGCAGCACCTGTGCCCGGATCTGGCGCCCTAGGGCATCCAGCCCCGATATACCCGTGAGATCGGCGAATGCCTCATCAATGCTGTAAATCTCAACGGCGGGAACCAGAGTCTCGATCAGCGTCATCACGCGCTCGCTCATATCGCCATAAAGCGCGTAGTTTGATGAGAAGGGCACGATGCCGTGCTGCTTGAGCTTGTGCTTGATTTGGAAGTACGGCTCGCCCATCTTGATGAAAGGCTTTGCGTCGTAGCTTCGGGCGATGACACAGCCGTCGTTGTTGCTGAGCACCACGATGGGCACCCTCGCCAAGTCGGGACGGAACACACGCTCGCAGCTTGCATAAAAGCTGTTGCAGTCGATCAGCGCAAAGACAGGTGCCTGGTCAGACATGGCTGCGTACGGTGCTGGTGATCACGCCCCAGATCGACAGTTCGTCGCCCTCCAAAATGTACCGAGCTGGGTATTTCGGGTTCTCCGACAGAAGGATCACCTCTTTCCCGCGCTTACACAGGCGTTTGCAGATGGGGTCATTGTTCAGCAGCGCCACGACTACGTGCCCGTGGGCCGGCTCAATAGATCGGTCAACGACCGCTAGGTCACCCTCAAAAATACCCGCGCCCTGCATACTCTCGCCAGTAATGGCGATCAGATAGACGTGCGGAGCCCTGATATTTAAGACCTCATCCAGTGAGATGTGCTGCTCGATGTGATCGGCCGCCGGCGATGGAAAGCCTGCTGGCACCCGAAAAGAGCAAAAAGGCAGCTTCGTGCCGCCCTCGGCGATAGGACCTAAAATTGCGAAACTCATGACGCAGCCTTTTACAGACACTGTACGAATGTACAGTTAATATCGCAGATGGATTGCGGTCAATTTGGCGTAAGAGATATCTGACAAGCGGGCGCGTCAGCCCAACTCATCTGCGTACGTGGCGACGGCCTCTTCGGTCAGTTCCCGCCACTCACCGCTGTCGATTACACCGCGCTCTTTCATGTCGTCAGCCAGCGCCAGGCGCCTCTCGTAACGCTCCTCCGGTGTTGCTGAGATGAAGTCCGGATCGTTGCGCAGGGAAAACCACGCCTCCATTGCGTTGATCTAATCGATGTTTATTGTCATGACGAATACCCGGGGCCAGTGTCTACAGTGTAGAGATTGGCCGGGCCCCGGCTGTTCATGGGGCCGACGAGCGGAGACGACTATGTGTGGAAGGATTTCCCAATACAGCGGCATTCACGACTTCGTTGCAGCGCTGAGCATGCCCAATGCTCTGGCGAATTCCGTCGGCGAATTGCCGCTCGAGCGCTACAACGTCGCCCCGACAACCCAAGTCGCCCTGCTCCACCTGCAGGGCGATCTGCTGCACGCCGACCTGGTGCGATGGGGATGGCGGTCGCACTGGGCCAAGGACCGCGCAGCGCCGATTAATGCCCGCGTCGAGAAGGTGGCCCACGGACCGTTCTTCCGCGCGATCTGGCCATACCGGGCAATCACGCCCATCGATAACTGGTTTGAGTGGGTGGACGAAGGCGGACCAAAGAAGCAGCCCTACCTGATCCGGCGGCGGGACGGCGCGCCGGTGCTGTGCGCCGCCATTGGCCAACTGCCCGACAGCGATGAAGGCCCGGGTGAACATGACGGCTTCGTAATCATCACCGCCGACAGCGCCGGCGGCATGGTGGACATTCACGACCGGCGCCCGGTGGTGCTGACTCCGGGCCTGGGCCGGGAATGGTTGGACCCGGCCACGCCCAAGGAGCGCGCCGAACAGATGGTGCTGCACCAGGACGAGTCGGCCGATGCTTTCGAATGGTTTAAAGTCGACATGGCCGTTGGCAATTCGAAAAACAGAGGGCCGGATTTAATTCAAGCTAAGAACTAGCCTTTTTTATAAGAGCTATTGTTTCCTGAATTATCGGATGGTTTTCGTTGTAGCGAGCTCTCTCATCCCTTACAAGTTCATCAATATCGAACTCGTGCAAACGCTCAATTTCCAATCCGCCCTCAGTGAGGCTTTTCCCTCCACGAAAAACCACATCAAAAGTTTGTGGTATGAACAATCTTGAAACCCCTGCAAAATCACAAAGACTATCATAAAATCCACGAACAAATCTTATAGCAGCTAGAGCATGGAGAGTAGTTGTACCTAAAGTAAGCATATCGTAATGTGGCGGCTTACACTTTTCACTTCTAATCATCACACCCAGCAAAACAAAATCCCTTGTGATTTTTGTGATATGAAGAGATTCAGCGGCGACAAGAATATTCTCACATGCTTGCAAATACATGTTCAGGGTCGAGATAGAGCTAACGGGATCAGGGACCAACACCCCTCTAAGAAATTTTGCTGCCGAAAGTATGGAGGCTTCGACCGACTTAAATGCCTCCATGTCTACCGCTGGAAGCCCCTTCTCAGGTGTGCCCGAAAAGAAGCGGAGGTGCAAGACTGGGTGCAAATGATATCCAAACATCGCAACCCCCAGATAGTCGACTTCCTCCATAGCGGCAAAATACGCGAGCATTTCCTTTCTGTGAGTATAGAATGCATCTAAATTATTCTTAAAGCTGACCACTTCAATTTGCTTAGCTGTTTGCTGCGTCGAATGAAACTTCGATATCAACCCAGACAAAGGCAACGACAATGACATTATTGCCAGCGGCAGGATACTAATATCAATAAAGTTTTTAAAACCTGCTGGCGATAGTTCAAAACTGTACTTAGGCCAAACCCAAAGCCCCAAGGAAATTGCTATTGCAACAGGGATAGAAATAGACAGCCAAAGCAAGCCCTGATGCGCCAGCCCTTGGCCAGTATCAAGTTGCAAAGTTGAATTTATTCTAGACCACCCCCACTCCCCTTTGCCAATAAAACATGCAACCAACATTAACGAAACTAACACCGCCAACGATATCGTGACTATCAACAATACACCGTCTGCCATGACGTACTCCATCCCCTATCAATCTAAGATTTTGGCAATTTCCCACATGATCGCTCACATCCACGTTTTGACGAAGGGATTTCGAGATACGTCAAGCCACGATCAGTGTCGGTTCTTAGATCAAAAAGCGCAGTATTTTTAGGGTGGGAGACTCCTAAAAGGTACTACAGGCGAGTAGTAAATGTGACCAGCGCCCGATCATCCTTCTCGGTGCATTTGAGCTATGGCAAGTTCCCGACGTAGGTTCCAGCCAGGCGTGACCAGGCTTCGGATGGATTCTCCTCGATCCGAAGCCAGTTTTTCGGCCGCCCGGTAGTGGGCGGCTGCGGGTAAATCTGAGCTACTCGGTTTCAGCCGTTTTAGCGGCCTCCGCTTCCACGCGCCGTGCATCTTCCTCACGTCGAGCTTCAGCTTGTTGTTGAACCTGCCTCCAGCGAGATATCTGTCGGTCGATAGCCAGATCATATTCAGCGGGCGTCATCTTATGCTGGGGAAAATCTTGGATTCCGTCCCACGCTATCGGATCGAGCCGGAGCACGTCGCGGTGCATGATGTAGCGGAGCTGGTCGCGCAAGATGGACTGAACAAACGCAGGGAACACATCAGGTGCCGTATCCGCCGAGAGGCCTATCAGTTTAAGTGAGGCGTCGAATGCCGCCGCCTTTGCTGTGAGCGGGGTCTGAACATCCTGAAGCGTCCGGCAATTCTGGATTGACTGGTCCACCATCGCGCGCAACGAAATGCAGTCGATTTGAGCCCCCTTGAGCCTTTCACTGTTGTCATTCAGCAGCTTGGCCATGGTCTCGTAAACATGGGTAACCGCCTTGCTGGGCGCTTTAGCCGCGGTTGAGCCGCACGCTGGGCACGCGCCGTCCTGTCGCTGCCCGGCGGGGCCGAACCAACCGCAATTGCATGAACAAAGCGCCTGGCCGCTCAACGGCAGCGGATTTAGTGTACGGATCGGCTCTCGCTCACCGGGTTTCAAACGGTCCGGATCAGCGAAAAGTGTCGGTTCTGAAGATTGTCCAGGCATCTGCAATACCTACTGGGTGGGGCCTCACGGCCGGATTGATAGGAATGCGGCCCCTTTACAAGCAGGCCACTTATAATCAACTGGCAAGTTGTTCCCGTTCCTGGGTCAGCTTGGCCAACTCCTGCTGTTTGCGCTCTGCACTCATTCCACCGAGGCGCACCGCTGCCATTTTGGCATTGACGGACTTCACGGTTAGCTTCGAAGCCGCGGCTGCCAGCGGCTTGGCGGTGTCGCCAGCCTTGAGCCAGGCCTTGAACTCCGGCATTTTCATCTCATTGACATCGCCCACGCTCCAGTCCTTGTCGAAGTTTGACTTGTAGGCTTTGATCGCCGCCGCCTGGCTGGTGTAACCCAGCATGACCTTGTGCTCATCAAACTTGCCTGAGCCTTGGTCTTTCTGGTCCACGACGAACACACGCTGACTGAAAGGCTCAGGACCGACATACACGTCAACCTGGTCGCCATCAGCACCGGTGGTGCGCTTGATGTAGCCGTAATGGTCGGACATGGAATGCGACCACTCCTTGCCGTTCGCATCGACGCCTTTCCGTTCAGAACCACGTGGGTTCTCGATGGCGATGTGCAGCCCCTGCAGCTTGATATGCCCCTTGCGATAGTTGCCCGCTTCCTTTTGGGCAGTACTCGGTTCAGGCAGATCGTTATCCGGAGAGGTAGCGGCACTTCGGGCAGCGAGGTCCAGCGCTTTGGCAGGGGACAAGGCGGCTTGATCGTCACCAGCCACCGGCACAACGTCACCGGGCTTGGCGCCATCCTTGTCGCCATATTGCTCCGCCTGGTCCTCGTGCAGCTTTTCAGCGTACGCATTAGCGCTCTCGGGGTTCTTGAACATACCGAGGTGCTTGCCGGTGCGCTGATAAGTCTGGATCGCCTCGTCATCCGACATGATCCTGCCGTCATCGCTGACTGTGGGAATGAGGACTTCCTTGCCATCGATGCCGATCGACATTGATCGAACTGTGCTGATCGAGCCGTCTGCGTTCCTGACCGTGGGCCTGGCGTTCAAATCAATGTTGCCCGCAGTGATTTGCCCTGCCACAGGTGCTGGGGATGTGCGATCAGCCCCTTGAATACCAGCAGCGACTGACGCGCGCGCTGCCTCGGGCGGGGTTGGTTGTTGTTCCGACTCATCGCCTCCCAGGGCCGAAATAACAGCACCCGGTGCAGCTATTTGCGACGGTGCCTCAATCGCGGGCATCGGCTGAACGTCTTGAGCCTTCGCAGCAACTTCGGGCTTGAGCAGGCGCTCAGCTACAGCGTCATCCGAACGAGCGTGCAATCGATCACGGGTGCCTTTGTAGCCAGCCGCGATAGTCTTGCCGGTCAACGCCAAGAAGCGCCCGCCCATAAGATCAGCAAGCGCTCCACCCGCCCTTTCTACCGCCCCACTCTCATCATCAACCTCAGCCATCCGCCGAGCGGTAGCGCTATTACCAGTTGCACGTTGACGGAGAGCAGTCGCCGCCACCTCCTGATCGAGCAAGGTGTTCCAGCGGTCCCGCGCAGCCTTATTCGGCAGCATTGCGCCAATTTTCTCACGCATATTCCGTGAGTTCAGATCTCGAACAACGTCCGAATAGGTGCTGGTCTTGCTGCCCATTTTGCCGATCACAGACGAAACCGCGCCGGTTGCGAAGCCTTCTCGGTCAGCGGGCGACATTCTACGGAACGTGTCTGCAAACTCCTCGGGGCTCATTTTCTGGTTGAAAATCAGATCGCGCCCTTTCTCGGTTGCCCCCATATAGCTGGAGTCGTCAGACCAGACTTTCCGTGCTTCGGAATAGGTGGGGCTGTGCTCATCCATGATGCCGAGCAGCTTGTTTTTGATGTTGATGATGTCGCCTGCTCGACCCTTCTCCCCCGAACGCATGAACGCGCCAATCTGGTCATCGAGGTTTTTCTTCATGATGTCCAGGTCGCCGGTGCTGGGCACGTCCTTGACAGTAAACGTTCCATCGTCGGCCAGATCCACAAACTTTCCGTAGAACGGCCGGCCCTGGTTTCCAGCGCGCGTCTTGGCATCACGGAAGGCTGTCTGCATAGCCGGGCGGGCCATTAACTCCTCAAGCTCCTTTGTCCAGGGCACCGGCTCCTTGTAAGCCTGCTCGTAGAGGGGCGCGGCCGCCTTTGCGCGCTCTTTAATCGTGTCTTCAAGCGCACGGTAAGCACTCCGGCGCTGCTCTGCCGTACCGCCGGCGGCCATATCATCAGCGACCTTCGATATCGCATCACCTTCACGGGAGCCCGGTGCAGGTGGCTGCCAAACAGTCATCTCCTTGGAATCGGACATTGTCACCGGTTTGTCACGGCCACGACCTGCTCCGGTCAGCTTGTACAGCTGCTCAGCTACGCGGTCAGGTTGAGCTGCTTGGCGCTCGTTCAGCGCAGGGATGATCTTGGTGCGTCCAGCGCCTGGCGTGTTTGCTACACGCTCCAGGAGGCCTGCTACGTTCTCACCCCCAGCGTCAACGGGCAGCGCGGCAGGGTTTTCCTCGCGCATAGTCTGTACCCGCCGCTGCCACTCCTCAAGACTGATGCCGTCTCGCTCAAGCGCGCGCTGAAGTTGACGGTTTGCCGAGTTCTCTGATGAAGTCAGCGCACGCTTGACGGCGCCACCGGCTACTGCTGCCGCGGGCAAAGCGCCGCCTACAACGCCTCCGAGTGCCGCCCCCTCCACTGCGCTAGGAATGCGGTCAGCGAGATCCCCCTGGCCTGATCCCAAGCCATACAACCCGCCGTAAGCCGAACCGGTGGCTGCCGACCGACCAATAACTTGCGCGGTCGTCGGAGCGGCCGCTGCCGAAGCGTGAGCCGCCAGACCAGGCAAGGCAGTGGTACCGCCGCTGGCAAGCATTGGAACGACACCACCGACTAACCCACCGCCGATATTTGCAACCGGGTGCTGGTCACGAGAGGCCGCATCGAGGTTACGCTCACCTGCGACATTCTGGTCATACCGCTCCCGCCAAGTCTTGCCTGGGTTGCCGGTACCGACCAGCGGCTCAAGCGTGGCAGCCAGGCCGCCGGAAATTTCGTCAGCAAACCCGAAGGTTAGGCCGTCATTCAGGCCTCGCAAGCCCGCCCGAAAAGCGCCGACCTCTGGTGCTGCGGGCTTTTTCGGTGCGTCCGCGGCGGGCGCGCTCATCTTGGCCATCTGGGAGAACACTTCTTGAGCCTGCTCCGGGGTGGCTCCATCGGGCATCTCGAAACGAGCAATACGGCCGTCCGGCATCTCAAACTTTGCGATTGGCATGGCTTGCTCCTTATTCGAAGCCGAGGAATTTGGCACCGTGCGGGAGTTCAGCAGGTGGTGCCTTCGAGGTTGTTGCTGGCTGACGAGGCTGTAATCCAGCCGAAGGCATACTGAGGCCACGCTGCTGGTCGACCTGCGGAATGACGGTGCCGATATCCAGTGGCTCAGCACGTGCGTTATGCCGGCGCTGCTGGATCATGTTGGTCTTGAGCTCCATTGCCTTTTCGTTCAGGGCACGGATTTCGGTCAGGCGCTGCTGCACAAGCGCCGGATCGTTGATGTTGGTGATGAGCTCATTCCAGGCTCGCTGGGCGTCACCGTCCGTCTGCACGCCGGCATTGAGTCGCAGACTGGCGTTACGTAATTGCTCGAGTGTCGAGTTGAGCGAGCCATAGTTCCTCGACTCCTCGGTACTCATGCCCATCGCGTTGCGCGCCGCTGCGAGTTTGTTATTGACCGGGCCGAGGTTGAGCTTCCCGGATGTGATCTGCTCACCGATTTTCGACAACTGATCGTTCATTGTTGATGCGGCGGCGATCGCCTCCAGATCCTTGTCCTCGGCTTTTTGAACCGGGGCCGCAAGCGGCTTGCTCAGTTGATCTTTCGGGGCCAGCCCCATTTGCTGACCATACCGCAGCGCGGCCTGCCTGTTTTCAGGGGTGTTGAAAACTCCGCTCAGCAGTTTGTAGCCGGACACACGGTCAACCAACTTCTCAATGGGCACTTCGAGCACTTCGTCGTCAGCATCGTTCGCTGTGCCACGATTCTTGGTCATGGGCGCGGTGTATTTCTTCCCGTCATCACCGGTGACTTCCAGCTCAAACACCACCGTGCCCTCGGTCTGGCCCGGCATCACCTGAACAATGCGTTTTTTGCCGCCGCCCCCCTTCTGGATATCAGGACCGAACACCCGGTTTACGGCATCCAAGGCTTCCGGGGCATTGGAGTTGAGCTCTCCGGTGAATACTTTGCCGGCGGTGGCCACGTCGTCTTGCATCGCGGGAGAAAGGACATGCCGGGGGTCCATCCATGGATTACGCTTGAAGACTTCGAGGTCGCTGTCATCCAGGTCACCGCCGGCGGCAATTTTGGCATAAGCCGATTTCGCTGTGAGCGCATCCTGCTGTTGCATCTCAGCCTTGTCCTGCCGGCCGATCTGGCGGGTCAGTTGCTGTTGCTGAAGGTCAAAGCGCTGATCCTCGCGCTGCATCCTCGCCGCCGCCTGCCGTTGACCGGCCACCTGAAGGCCGTAGGTCGCGTGGAATTGGCGATCCTGGCGCGCAGCGTTATCCGCATCGCGCTGGTGGAGGTACTGGCGCTGGGCCTGGGTGTCAGTATAATTTCGCTGATCAGTTTCCCGGCGATACGCCAAGTCGTCTTTGCGCAGGCCCATTTCCTGTTGCTGGATCTCGCGACCATATTGGCGATCCTCTGCCTGCTGGGCGAGTTGAGCCTGCTGGAGTGCTCGCTGGTCCTTCTGCGCGAGGAGATTGCTTACCAGGCCAAAGCCCTGGGTGAAGCCATCCATCCCGCCACGGGTGTCTAATCCGCCTGCCATTTGTTGTCTCCCGACAATAGTATTCCCTGGACACCATTCGGCTAATTTACTGCCGTAGTTCTATGGAAAAGGTTGTTTGTGATCAGTGCTCCAATTGATGCGAGCGGTTTGAAGCGAGCGTATCGATGCTTCCGCGCACATCCTCTACCCGCTCAGCAACCTGATCTAATCGTTCAACATTTAGGTCTGAGGCGACCTTGATCAGCTTAGGTAGGTCTTTCCTCAGCAGCTGTACCGCTTGACGGAGCAGCAGGTAAATGAGGAGAAGGAGGATGGCGATAATCCAGAGCGCAAGTTCCATGAGCGATTCTCGAATAAATGAAGATTCGAGTGTAGCGCAGCTATCTACATGAACGATCCTGCAATAAATCCAATACCAGCACCGATAGCCGTACCCACCGGGCCAAAGGCAGAGCCTGCCATTGCGCCCGTGGTGGCCATGCCTACCTGACTCGACTGGGTATTTGCCTTGTTCTGCTGGTTCATCTGGTCTTCGGCCAGTTTCGCCTGTTGCTGCTGCTGGGATAGCTGGGAGAGGCCTTGCATGGCCTCCCCCTGCATTTCCTGTTTCAGTCCGATCAGTCCATATCCCATGATTTAACTCCCAGGTTTCAACCCACTGAGGCCCATCCCGCCGGCCATGATTTGTTCTTGCAGGTCGCGCGCCGAAACACGTGCGTTGTTGCTCGCGTCGACGGTCGCTGAAGCTCGACCCAGCTGCATTTTTCTGTCCTGCGCCGCCTGCTGGGCCGGCGACAGCATCAGCCCCATGCCTTGCTGCTGCATCTGCAGGCCCTGCGCAGCGCTGTCGAAGGTTTTATTGACCGCATTAGAGGCGGTCGCTGCCTGCTCGCCGGCGAAAGACTCGCTGGTTGCAATGTTGGCCAGCTTATCGACATAGGGTTGGAATCGGGCTTTCCAGTCGTCCCATTGGGAACGACTCAACTGCCCCAGCACCGTGGACGCGCCTTGTTTGCCGGCGAACGACGCATTCGGATCGACGTAGTAAGGCATTATGTGTAGCTCCCGAAATTGGCGCCCCCAGTGGCGCTGTCATAGATATTTCCGCTCAGCCCTTTGGGGTTGAGAACAGTGGAGTTTGTAACCGTTGTCTTTGCCGGGCCCATGTTGTTGAGACCGTATGCAGCACCGCCCGCAAGGGCGCCCATGGCAGTGCCAGCGAGCTGCAGGTTCGCCGATTTACGGTTGAAGGTGGTGAACGCGGCCGCTTGGGCATCTTGGGCTGCCTGGTTGGCTACGGTATTCAGGCCCGCCTGGGCCTGAGACGATTGCCCCTGGCCGATGGCCGCCACGCTGCTGAGCCCGGCGATTTTCTGACCCTTCTGTTCAAACTGTGCACGGGCCATTGTGTCGCCGCCAGCTGCCCCAACGCTCGCGGCCAGATCGCCCTGGGCGCCGATGGAACGGCCGCTGTTCGGGTTCAGGCCATACTGCTGGGCCATACCTTCATCGACCTGTTTCAGGCCGGACGCCAGCGCTTGTTGAGTTCCCGCGTTCGCCTTGCCGCGAACATAGGCCATGCTGCCGGCCGAATCCATGTCATCAACACGCTTCATGTACGCGTTTTCGACGGGCGCCAGTCGCTCCTGAGCGTAGTTCCACTTCTCCGCTGCCACCTGGGCCGCGTACTTCTGCTCAGGTGTGTCCTGTATTGAGTTGTCAGCCTTCTTTGCGCCGCCGCTCATCGTGCAACTCCTTTGATCAGTTCCTGGTTGTAGGCAGAAAAGGTCTCGTCATGGAAAAATCGACGAATGCCCGCGGAGACCTCTGCCATCCAGGCGCTCCCGCCGATGAGGTACGCGCACTGCACCACCAGACCGGTGAGCTGGTCGCGCAGGACAAAGGCCAAGCTGCGGCCGTGGTGGTCGCCGTCTCGCTCCAGTGTGACGCTATCGCGCCAGTCTTGGAGAGCGCCGGCCATGAGCGGACGCACGAAGTGCTCGAAGTGCCGATAGAACGGGTTGATGGGTAATTCGATCAGCGCCAACCAGAAAGCCTGGTAAACGTCGTTGGTGGTGAGCGGCTTATCACCGTCCACGATGTCATCCAAGGTCTGCGAAATAGCGAAAAGCGTCTCGCAGAACGCGATTGCATCGGAATTACCCTGGAGCACCCTGGCAAGCATTTGCTCTTGTGTTTCACTCATCGATAAGCCCTCACGCGAAAATTCGTGTCAGGTCTACCTGACGAAGTTTGATCGTTGCGTCCTGCCCGGTACCGCTCTTGCAGATGATGGACAGCCGGACCTTTAAACTGGTGGGCACCTCGGCCAGGGTCAGTGTCTGCGTGACGAGGGTCCCGGCGATGGTCCCAATCGGCATTGCGTTGACGAGTTCCTGGTTCTGCCCGATCTGGGCAATGGTGGTGCCGCTCGCACTCACCGCGACGATTTGCAGGGCGACCTGCAGCACGCTGGTATTCACACTGATGAACTCCCAGCCGGCCACAGCGCGCAGTCGCTGCCCTACCGCAACCTTCGATACGTCCACCGATTGTTCGAAGGTCAGCGTCGGCATCTTGCCGCTGGGCATGCCGGTGATACGCAAAACCTGCTTGAACCCTACATCTGCTGCCTCTTTCGAAGCCGCCACGGCCAGGCCGTTGAGATCCGAGCCCAGCAGGGTGCATGACGCAGCCAACTGGCCGGTGGCGTTGCTGCCATCTCCCAGCAGCCCGTTCGTGCCGGTAAGAAGCGAATTCGGGATCAGGCTTCCGCCGGGCACAAGCGCTGCGTCGAACGCAACATTCGCTGTAGGGAGGATTGCGGGAAAGGTAAAGAGCCGTTTCAGCACCTCGGCGACCTTGCGACCAATGATGCGCGCGCCGGCGGGCGTTGGGTGGAGGCCGTCACCGGTCAGGCCGCCAAGGGGCCAGAAATTCGAACCGGATGCAGGGTCGACCATCTCGTCCCAAGGATTCACCACCAGGACGCCCAAGCTTGGAGCGACGTTCAGATACCAGTTATGGATAGCGAAGTGGTTCGCGGTCTGCTGCGGGGGCAGCCCCACGTTCGCACCGATGATCGGCGTCTCTGCGACTGCAATGACAACCTTGCCCCGCTTGATCAGGGCGGCGTACATATACTCAACGTTCCGGATTGTCTGCTCCAGGGACATGCCTTTGATGCGGTCATTGCCCGTGCCGAAATGCACCATCACGTCAAACGATGCGCTGTTGGCCAGGACGTCAGCCTCGAGCCGGGCAAGCATCTGGGAGGTTGTATTGCCGTCGATGCCTTTGTTCAGGTTGAGGGGAAAGGCCGCCAGCCCTCCGGATTCCGACACGGCCCAGTCAGAAAACCCGACGTTGCCCTTTGTGCACTGGAATACACGACTGTCCCCCAGCACCAGCACGTCGGTGAGCAGGGGTTTATAGAGCCGGGCCAATGCCTTTTGCACAGCACCATCGGCTAGCACACCCTGCTGCGCCGTTGCCGCCTGGATATCGCCCGGGGTGACGGTGAGCTTGCCGTTTTCATCCGGAGTGACGTCATTGAGTTGCTTCACCGTTCCAGCCCCGCCACCACCGCCGCCGCCAGTGCCCGCAATAACTGCAAGCTTGGCCGGGCATGCGGCCATGGTGACAGTGCCGTACCGGTCGGTGAGTGGATACTTTCCGTCTTTGTTCGGCCCGCCGGTAGCAGTCCCCGAAGCCCAGTCGGCGAACTCGGCCAGACTGACCTGTCTGTCCTTCAGGAACTCCTCTACTTTCTCAAGGAGATCGCGCACATTTTGGGCGGTGGCAAAGCGCAGCAGGACGTAGGGTGCGCCATTTATCGCCGCCACCGGGCCCGCATCCAGCGTAACCCGGGTGTCGGTTTCCACCGTAACCAGCTCAAAGCATTGTCCAGTTGGAACCAGCAGCACGTCGCCCCTCGCGGCATTTGACAGCCATGCTGTACCTGAGCCGGTCGCAACTGAAGCGCCCGCAGCAATAGAGACCGTGCCAACGCGGTAGATGTGAGTAGCCATAGTTATTCCTGATTATTTTTACGCTGGACCGTTGCCGGGCGGCAAAATGATGCCCTGCTCAATCGGCCGCCTGGTTTCGATGTACAGCAGGGGCATGTGAATCAAAGTGCCAGATCTGCCGGTGAGAATTTTTCTCTCCATTGGCATACCGGGATTACCAGGAACGTAAAGGCGGCTACCTGCAGTTGAACCGTCATATCGAGTGAAATAGCCCGTGCCAATTGAGCTGACCAACACCCACTCGTTGCGAGTAGTGCTGCTGAACCCGTCGCTTCCATACCAGTGTTCGAAGTATTGATCCCTAGTCATCTGGTCACGGCCGTTATACAACCAGGAGCCGCCAGAGCGCTTGTAACTCACTGCGTTATTTCCCGAATCGAAGACAACCTCCGGGCCGGGTTTCCAGACGCGAACGCCATGAGACTCGCCGGAAATGTAACCACCAGACGAGACCACGAGAAACTCACACATCGAGTCCCGCAGTCGATTGTAAATCTGTGCCGAAGAGGAGCCGCCGCCAGGCAAGTGGATTACCGTGAAGGCGATAACCACACCGGTCCAGGCTCCTGGGGCGCCTGTTGCAGCGCAGTAAGCAATGCACGTCGGCGACTCCGATCTAACCCCTCGAGGTCGAGCAAAAACTAATGGCGGTGTCACACTGGTTGAGGTACCGAAGAAGGAATATTCAAAAAAAATACCCTCCCCACCAATCGCTCCCTCATCTTTCCAAAGCTGCACATCGTGCCAACCGCCGTTAGAGACAGCGCCTGCATCTTCGCCAAACGCAATAAATATGGGATTGTTCTCGTCGACTGCGAGATTGCCCCAATCGTTTTTCACCCTAAAGCCAGTGCTCACGACGATACCCCTAAGATCAAATAGCAGGACACCGGCGCAGCGGACCATCGAAGTGAGTTCCCCTCTCTGACCACCAGCGGGACGGGTTGCAAGCCCACGTTTTGTGCCGGCATTAGGTGAATGTCGAAATTGAGACCGGCGTATGGTGTTAGGTCCATGACACCGGCCACGTTGGACTGTGTCTTGATGAACTCTGTTTTACGAATGGTCCTCACGGTGCTGTCGAAAGTAATCTGCTTATTTTTGTCGAAGCAGCGGATGACAAAAGTCATTGCAGCATCTCCCCAATCTCAATCCGCAAGTCGCCGCTGCTGTCGTACCAGTGCTGATAACTGTCAGTCATCACCATCCTGGTACCTCCGACGAGACCATTCATAAAAATCCCGCCCTGGGGATCGATTACGAAACGCGGCAGCCCACCTGCGCCCAGCTGTGTGCTTACGAGCTGGCCGTAAATCTGGCCGAACCCTATGGTGATGCTTGCCACGTCGATGGCCTCGGCGCGCAGCTGGCCGCCTACAGTGGTTACCGGAGTGAATCCGTCGTTCGCTGTGAGCTTCCCGATACTGATAGGCCCGATTTGCGCCTGCTGAATGGAGGCCTCCTTGACCAACAGCGTGTTGATGTAAACCTTCTCCCCATCAAGCATGAAAGGATTCACATAGTTCGGCCCATGCTGCCCAGGCGTCGCCACCCAAAAGCGATTGGCCAAGATCGCAAAGTCAGCAACCGTCCCGCTGTTGTAGGCACCAAAACCGCTGATCAGTCCATTTACATCAAGTCGAAGTGTGTACTGGGCAGACAGGCCCTCGAGCGCAGAAGTATGCGTGCTCAACGTCTGTTCAATTGCCGCTGACTGATCGTTGAGGTTGGTTTGTAGGGTTGTGATTGCACGGGCAGTCGCTTCGAACTCGTTGACGATGGCTTGCTGGTCGCTCACATAAATCGCGTCCGTGTTATCCATCCGCGCTACCAGGCTCTGCATGTTGCGCACCTGCGTTTCCAGGGCGCTGGCGAAGGTCTCGCTGTATCCCGTAAGCACCGCCTCTGCTGTTTCGAGACGAGAAGACATTCCGTTAAGCGCTTGGGTGGCAGCGTCCTGCAAAGTAATACGCGCCGAGCGCTCGCCGACGATATCGGCCTGGGCCTTACCGACGCTGACCTGCATCAGGTCGATTTGATGGGCGATTGCCTGCTGATCGGAGGTAATGACTTCCTGCAACTGCGTGATAGCCGCCTTCACGTCTTCGCCGGTCTGCACCCGAATATCGGTGATTTGCCGGCGGATCTGGACGTTGTCGTCATCGCGCAGGAATCGCTCAGCGGACGTCAGAAGCCTCGCCGACTGTGCGGCAGCATCCAGCATTGCTATCGTCTGATTCAGCCCTTCCAGGTCGATGGCTTTCGCCAGCGCTTTCGCCAGCTCGCTCTGACTGGTCTGGCTGGTGATCAGCTTGAGCAGATACTCGATATCGAGTTGCGCCTCGATGGCGGTGCCGGCCGGGCTGTTTGGAGGCCCCTCAATGCCCGAGGTGGAAACCCAGGTGATCCAGTAGAAATACACTTTCCCTCTCTTGGGATCGTTGGGGTCTACCGCATCGCCTCGAATTGGGTCGCTGTACATCATGCCCGTGGCGCGGCTGATCTGCGTCGCCTGACCGAAGTTATCGGTTTCACTGCGGTAAATGTTGGTCAGCGAGTGGTTTCGATAGAGCTTGTAGGGGTTATCCCAGGTCAGGGTGTTCATGCCGAACACACCAGCACCTTGGAACCCCACAGGGGCAGGCGGTATTGCCCGGTCTGGCACGCCAGGGCTTGGAACCAATCCGCCGTTACCACCTGGCTTCCAGCCTGGCCGGAGCGTGAACGCACCGCTTTCCAGCAAATCCCGGTAGGTCAGCTTCTTGTCGAGGCCATTCCCGCGATTACCCTCGCCCGTCTCAATGATTTCAGTCAGAGCACTGAAAAACGGGCGCAACTCCGCCGAAACCTTGCTGCTGGGTGCAGGAAGGCTTGAGCGTTTTGTCGTCATTAGGTCAACTCAGAGGGTGTGTTTGCAATTTGGATAGAGAAAACTTCTGTCGAGCCGGATGCTTCCACCTGCCATTCGCGCGCATCCGCGAAACCTGGCGGCAGCCTGAACATCTGGTTACTGCCAATTTCGGCGTCGAGCGCAGTGGTGCCATCGGCGATCACCCGGAACCGAACCGGAAACGCCGCCGCCACCACCTTTCCGCAGCTGAAATTCGCCGAACCAGGTGGAAATTCGAATACCTTAGAGCGCCATCGGTAGGTCATCGGCGGCCCGCCTCGCCACTTGGCAATCGTGCTGCCCTGGATCAGATACAGCGTGGAGGCCGCAATGTCGTAGTAGGAGTTGGCCGCCTGGGCGTCAATAAACTCGATACCCTCGCCCGGGGCCAGGGCAAAGCAGCCGCCGTCGTAAAACGCCAGATACCGACCTTCGTATCGGCAGGCATGGATTGATGCGGGATTCAGCGCTTGCCACTGCTCCGGCGTCAGCACCCCGTCGGTGATCAGTTGCGGCTCCCCGCCGGACACCGCCACCAACCCCTCAGTCGACGCATAGACTACGTACTCGCCCATATCGACCACCGACCCCCTGGACACGCACACACGGTCTGCATCCGGGTCAGCAGCGCTCATCGCCGCAGGCGTTGTGCCGGTAACCAGTCGCGGACGTCCGGTGGTGGCAACCACCAGCCCGGCGGTGGTGACGCCGATCCCGACTATTTTGTCAGGAAAGGAAATTTGGTAATCAACCGGCCAGGCGTGCGGGTGATACGGCTCGCAAAAGCACAGCGTGTTGTCGAAGAACCCGGCAAATATGCCGTTTGGCATCTCGACCAGGCCGACCATCGCCGGATCAGGCATATCCCAGGTGAGCGACGGGCAGGCAATACCCAGTTCATCGCTGTTCACGTCGTCCACCCAACTGCCCTGGGCCACAGGGAAGTCAGCCAAATACAGGAATTCACCGCCGCTTTCCGACCTGTAGAGCCGCTTGGTAACGATGTTGTACGGCCCGTCGGGCGACGGCGGCAGTTGAACGTTGACTTTCCCAGGCAACTGGTCGCCCGCGCCGTCCCAGCGGTTGATGATGTTCGACGCAGGGCTAGGCGGCCCTTCTTCGCCATAGGCTGAAACATAGGTCACCACATACGTCGCTCCCACGGTGGTGGTGGGCGGTGCTTCACCGCCGGCTGGCTCTGTCACCAATGGCGCGCTGACCGGAGCAGGGATGCCCAGCCGATAAAACCCGGATGGGTATGGCCCAGCGCCCTGAGTGGCGACACCGATGGGGGCCATCTTGGGAAACGAGTCGCCGGTCCAGTACACCCGCGACCAAGCATCCTTCGCGAGGGGGCTTTTTGCTGCATTGACCTGCTGGCCATCGCCCCAGGCAAACCAGAACCCGGCGCCGTTGTTACCGAATGGGTACCGGTAGATGGATGACGGATTGATCACGCCGACAATCCCAAGCACGGGCAGCGGCGCATTTTCAGCCCGCAGCGAACCCTTGCGCAGATTTACGTTGCGGGCCGCCTGGGCATTGGTGGGCTGCAAGAGACGCGGAGTCAGCGCTGGCAGCTCACCCTTGAAAGACGTGATCGCAATCGATGTCATGGGAACCTCGGTGTTTTCATCCTTGTGCTGCCGTACTGGTGGCCGGCGAGCGCCTCAGATCGAGCATTGGTGCAGAGGGCATAGAACGCTGCCTGATCCATCAGGGCGCGCTGCATGTCGGACCAGGGTTTCTCGGGCATCTTGCGCAGCCAGTACTGGGCGCCGAGCATCAACGCCTCACAGTAACGGTCCAGCAGCCAGTCCGGGGGCACCGCCAAAGTGGAGCCAAACGTGGGCCGCACGACCACATCAGCGGTCAGCCCCGAAGGGCCACCGGTGACAATGACAGTGTCCGGCGAAGGCTGGAACACTTGGCAATATGCAGGCCGACCATCCTGATACAGCGCCTGGATGCGGATAGGCTCCAAGCCGGGCCCGGCGGTGATCTGCTGCTCACCATCGGACAGCTGAATTCTGACTTTCCAAGCCGGCACCTCAGTGCACAGCTCGCGCAGCGCCCAGGCCACACCGTCACGGATAGAAGCGATTAACACCCCCGGCACGTTTGGCAGGATCTGGTCGACCAGCTGGCTCACGTTCATTGCTGCAGTACCTGTTGTTGGGACGTGGCGGCGACCGGCAGAGGGCCAAGCATGCGATCTGTCTGCACTTTCATGCCCAGGGCAGCCTGGAACATCTGGAAGTGCATCGTTGCGCGGTTGAGGTTGGCCGCGTGTTCGGCGTCTTTCGCGTAGGCCCTGGAGAGGATGTAATCCACCAGCACCGGCGCAAACGAGTCATCCAGGCGGATCTTTTCAGCGGCGGAGTCGGTGGCCATCGCCTGGGCGTGCGGGTCTGGTACCGACGAGTAGATGATCTCCAGTTTGCTGGTGGCCATTGCCGGCGGGTAGACATAAAACTGGCGCGGTGCCGCCTCGTCGAAGATGTATTGCTCGATCTCTTCAACCTGTTGCTCGGCATGCCACCGGCGCCTGGTTGAGTCGATAGCGCCTCGGGTCGTGAGAATCACACTCAGCCCACCGCCCGCGGGGGTGATGTTACGCACCACCTCCAGCAGGCGCAGGCCGCCCTCGGGGATGGATTGCCTGGTGCCCGGGGCGCAAGTAATTTCGGCCGTGACAGAACTGGCATTGGGCTTGATGTTGCAAATTGCCGCATACCCTTCATTCAGCCAATCCAGCAGCTCGGTGTTTGCCCACCGGGTGCCGTTGGAAGTGACTTCCTGCAGGATCTTTTTGGCGCGGGTCAGGATGTTGCCTACAGTCGTCACGGCCACGTTTTACACCTCTTGCATGTAGGAGAGTTTCGCCAGCTCGGTAGTCCATACGAACTCGCAGCCGGTCCTGGTGTTGCGCAGCAGACGATTGCCGGTGACCGGCACCGAACGCTCCTCCTCGTCGACGTCGTCGAGGTCAGGCGCCTGGGCCTCGGCCAAAGCAGAGGCTGTTGGCGGGTCGCCTGCTACCAACTTCATGTTGATGCCTGAGATGCTGGCATCGCGCACAAGCGCCTCGGGCAGATACACCTGACCGTCCTCGCCGTTCACGGTGACAGGCCCGACGTGACGCCCGGGGCCAGGGTCGGCTGCGACCTGCACAGTCTCAACAGCAGCAGTTTGGGCAGCGGCGGCGTCGCCGGCTGGTTGGTCGCCCTCCGCCGCTTGATCAGCACCATCACCCGATGCCGCGTGCGCAGCGGAGTCAGTACCGGCTACAGGATCGCCGGTAGTCTTGGGATCAGCGAGGCCAGCAGTGCCGGCATTGCCAGGTTTCAGATCAGGGTTCGGCGCGTTTGAGTCGTCGGCTTCATCAGCCAGGGCCTTTTCGAGCCCTGCTAGCAGTTCGGAGCGTAGTGTGTCCTCGCTCTTGCGTTGATCTGCCTTCAAGCCCAGATCTTTGAGCATTTCCAGCAAACCGTCTTTGTCGGCTGTTTTTGCCTTTTCAATCAATTCGCGAATCATGGTTTTCTCCGAGAAAAGCAAAAAGCGGCCAGGCGGCCGCTTATGGTGTGGAGATGAGGGTGATCAGCGGCTGCAGTACAGGTTGCCGATCGCTTTCGGGTCGATGACGCCGGAACCGAACACGTTCAAACCACGAACGAGTTTCCCGAAGTCGTTCGGGTTCGGCAGGGTTTCCATTTGGGTCATCTGGCTGGCAAAGGTGAGGCCTTTCTTGTGACCGAACATCACGTTGCTGGCCTTCTTGGTGGCCGCGACATCATCCACTGCTGTGGTGTTGTTGCTGATGAACACGGTGAAACGATCGAGCATGCCGACCTTGCCGTTGCGGAAGACCGAAGTGGAATCGCCCATAATGCTGGCGTCGCGCAAATCGGACTTTTTCAGCATGCCGTTCATCCAAGCAGGCAGAACGACCCAGCGGCCTTGCTCGGGAACGTTTTGCTCGTCGAGAACGGTGCCGCAGTCCACCAACACATCCAGGATGTTGTCCTTGGTGATCTGCACAGGTGCGCCAGCTTTGCCGAGGTTGATGCCGCCAGACTTTGCGCCGGCGTTGTCGCCGCGGTTGGCCGCTGCAGCGTCGGCGTAGTGGCGGTTCAGCAGTTGGGTGTCGATAGCCACCTTCATCTGCTCACCGCCGTCGGTGCTGAACTCGTCCATCAGCTTGATATCGGCCTGGTAAGCATCGACGTCGTTCACCTCGAACGCGAAGTACTTGCCCTGGTCAATCTGCAGCTGCACCTTGTCACTTACCGGCTTTTCGTAAGTAACGCCGCCGCCGATCACGTAGTCCTTGATGACAATCGACGGTACGGTGCGGATGTTGATGGTGTCGCCTTGGTTCTTGATTTCGCCCTCATAGTCGGTGTTTGCGATCTCACCGAATACGGTTGCGGCGTACAGCTTCTGCACCAACTTGCCGGACCAGAGCGCCGGGATGAAACCCGATGCACTGGTCGAGCTGTAGTTTGGATGCCCTGGGGCGCGTGCTGGACCTGCCATGGTGTAGCTCCTATTTCCTGACGCCTCGCGGCGTTACAGAGCGCGTGCTATCGCGAAATGCGACCGTTTGCTACCGCGTCTGAGATGTCCTGTTCAATCGCAGTCGCCTCGGCTTTCGTGTACCGCTTGCCCAGCGCCACATCCTTGTAGAACTCGTTGATTTCAGCATTGCTCCACCACTTGCCCTCCGCCGGCGGCGTAGGATCGGTGCGAGTGGAGCGTGGCTGAACGTTTTCCGGTGGGATGGTGCGATCTGGGTTCGGTGCTGCCGGTGCGGGCTGCGCGTCTTTGAAGGCCTGAAACAGCGCGGCGACGCGGTATGCGTCGTTGGCTGTCTGGGCCTCGATCAAAAGCTGCTGCCGCTCTTTGCCGGTGAACGTGTCCATGTGGCTGAGCCACTCATGGAACGCGGGCAATCCGTTGATCTCAACAGCGTCAGGAATGCGCTGAATCAGTTGCCGGAAGAACTCTTCCTGCGCTTGCTCGGCTTTTTCCTGCTCGCTTTGCTGGGTTTTATGCTTCAGCCCCTCGAGTTCGGTTTTGATCGACTCCAGTTCCGTGGGATTGGCGCCAGAAGCCTGGCCACCAGCCACTCGCTGGATAAGTGCTATGAGGTCCGGCCCGTAGCTTTCAATTTCCTCGGGGGTCAGATCCGACACTGCGCGCTGCACCGCATTGCCTGCGGGCTGCTGCGCTTTCGCCAGTTCTGCGGTCAGTCGGGACAATTCTTGTTGCAACGCGGGTACTTCAGCGTTGTATTTCCCTTGCATGACCTTGAAGCGTTGCTCCCAGTAATCAGCACCATCGTTACGGGCGGCGGGGGCCGGGTCCGTTTTGGCGGGTGCTTGTTGGTCTGAGATCACCGGCGCATTTGGATCTGCTGCCGGAGCCGCATCTGGTGCGGGGTTCTCGGCAGGCTTATTCAGCGCTTCCTGAATAGCCGTTGCTTCATCGATTTGCGCCTGTACGTTGCGGGGTAGCGTGCTCATTGATCGTATTCTCCTTGGGTAGAGCCGGCAGGTCCGGGCTTCTGGGTGTGCTACTGGTTCCGGGCACTTGGCCGAATGACCGGAGAGTGGCCACAAAAAAACCGCCTCAAGTTGGGCGGCTTTTTCTGTAGCTACTGGATAGGCCGCGAGGTGCTTGCCTGGATTCGCTCAAGCATCTCGCGGGATTCTTCAAACGTCTTGATCAGCTCCCTGGCCAGGCTCGCCCTGCCCTGGGCCCTGAATAAACCCTCCAGGTTGTTCACCCCCTCCAGGCTCTGCTGCGCCTCCATCAAATGACTGCTCAGTATCTCCTTGAGGTGCTTCCATTCCGGGCTGTTGGTCAGATTGACCAGGGCTTGCCACTGTTGGTTGCTGGGTTTCATTGGCTCCGCCACCTGCATGTTGAAGTTGGGCTACCACGGCACCGTTGCTCATACCGAGGCGCTGGGCCTCAGCACGGGTTTTCTCGGCCTTCGCGGTCAGTTCAGCTGTCTGGGCAGCGGTTTTCTCTGTTTCCGCTTCGACCTGCTGGCCCATCGCGGCGGCTTGCTTTTGCTGCTGTTGGGCCTGCTGGGCCTGCTGTTGCTCCTCCCGGGTCTTCATCTCGGCTTTCGTCGGGATCAGGCCTGGCATATCGAGGCTTTCAGCAACCTTGCGCAAGATCGCTGCCCTGCCCTCAAGGCCAAGGATCTGCATGTCGGTCGGGTTGTTGGTGAAACTCAGGAACTGAGTGCGAGCGTTCAGCGTCTGCTCACGCTGGAGCATCGCGTTAGCGCCGCGGGCCACGACTTTGCAGTCGCCCTTGATGGCGTTGTCATCGGAATAGCGCATGTTGAACAACCACAGCGCCTCAATGACACGACGCACCACCCCACGGTCGATGTGACGGATCGCGTCCTTGATGCCCTTGTTGGCCGACTCCATCAGCATCGACAGGCCGCTGGCCGTGTTGCCAGCTCCACCGACCTTTTCGGCACCGTAGATGTATCGCGGGATATTCGTCGCGTCGTCCGCGCGCTTCTCCCAGGAGTCATAGACAGCCTGAAGCTCCCCGGCCATGCTGACCGGCTGGTAAAAGCGAATCACCGGTGACGTCGCGCCACCCTGCATCCCTGGCGTCTGGCCGCTTTTCACCCGCCAACGTTTCAGCGGATACATCTCGTTGGGGTTCTCACCTGGCTGCAAGCGGTCTTCATCAACTTCCACCTGCGGGCCGCTGGCAAACGCCATGTTGTTGGCCTGCGCGCGGGCTGTTGAGCCGCAGAAGTCTTGCACGTCACTCATCAGCTCAGGAATCGACATACCCCAGAACGAGCCGGGCACGATCTGGAACGATGCTTTGTGATATGGCCGGCCGCCCAAAGGGTTGCGGTTGAACACGCACCGGATGACGTGATTGCCGATCAGGATCGCATCAACCTGGTACTCATCAAGCACGTCCGGCACTTGGGATGGATCAATGCCCCATTGCAGGAGCATCAGCCCCTGGGCACCGCCCCAATAGTGCAGCCCCTCAATGGTTTCCCCGTTATTGATCATCCAGTCGCCGGCCTTGTCCTCAAGCCGCGCGCGCTGCGAATCAGTTGCGAGCCACTCACGCAGGCCGCCTTGACCATGCTCGGCAAGCACGGCACGAACCGCGTTGTCGCTGTAGCCGGGAACACCAGTGAGCGCGTTGAGGCGCGACCGTGTGTAGCGTTCGCGCTCGATGATGAATGCGCCGTCATCGGTGTTTGTCGAATCTGGAGACGGGTAGATGTCGAAGGGCGAAACCCGGTGGAACAGCGGCTGAATCTCCTCTGTTTCGATCATCTGCCAGTTTTGGCCCCAGGCAATCTGCGGCACGCGTTGAAGCAATGGCCCTTTAACGAACGCCGCCGGATAGATGGTGAAGTCGTCGATGAATTCCTCGAGCGCGGTTTCCCACCCGCCCTCGGCCAACTGGTCGGCGATAAGCGTTTCATGTGCCTCGCTTGCCTCCTTGGCCTTGGCCTGGATCAGCTCACGCAGCTTCACCTCCAGTTCGGTAGGGTCAGGCATTGTCTGTGGCGGCGCAACCTGCCCCTGCTCCCCTTGCTCCCCTTGCTCCCCTTGCTCCCCCTGCTGGGCCTGCTGGGCCTGCATCATCTGCTGGGCGAGCTTCTGCTGAAATGCAGCAAGAAACTCGGGCGGGATGTCCGCCACCGGCGTTGGATCTAGCCCCCATGGGTGCCCATTGACCGGGATCAGGATGTCACGAATCCAGGAGGCGCCCGCGCGGCACTTGGTGGTGGTCAGCTTGGGATAAATCTCGCTGCCGCCAGCTTCCCGGATCGCTTGGAGTTTCGTCTCCTCATGCTTTCCTTTCTGGCGCCGCGCGCAGTCCAGCAGCCGATCATCGATTTCACGCTTGGCGTTTTTGGCAGACTCGAAGCACCGACGGATGTGCGCCGCCAAAGACGACTGCACTTGTAGAGCGCGCCTGCTTTGCAGCGCCTGCTCCTCAGCGGCGACGTCATCAGCATGCAGGTCTGCGGCGCTCCTGAATTGCAGCAAACCTAATTCAGCCATGGATCATTGCCTCATGAACGTTGTTGATTTCAGCCTGGCGGCCGGAGCGGCGCAGTTTCGCGCCGTGCTCCAGTTTCCGCAGGTTGGCCAGCAGATCCTGCATGTAGGTGACGGGGTCGGCCGCAAACTCGGCCAACTTGACGTTGAGTGTCACGCCCAGGTCATGAGCCATCTCGAACTGCACCCGAACTGCAGGGTGTCCGCCATCCGGCTCCTTGATCTCTACTGCGTCGACTTGGACCAAGCCAATGTCTCGACGTAGTTGAAAGCTCTGGACGGTGAGCGGGGCAACCAGGCGGGCTATGACGTCGGCGACCTGCTTCCATTCAATAAACATAGTGGTCATGTGTGCGCGCTCCAGTTGCGTCGGGCTCGATCTGTGTTTGATGTAGTTGGCGCCGCGGAGATTGCCCCTGCCGTTGCCTCGAAGACCCCGCAGCGGGCCAGGGTTTCAAATGCCTTGGCCCCATGGCTTGCCCAGTCGTGACGCGGCTGATCCTTGTACACGCCCAACCTCAGATCCCACTCTTTCCGGTAGTTGTCGATGCAGTCGATCAGCCTCGACACGCCTGCGGTTCTTGGCTTGCCTGTATCGGCATCGCCAGTCGACGCGCGGGTGTCTTGCTCATCCTCGGCGAACCAACACAGCGGCAGGAAGTTACGCACCGCCTGCACGCCCTCGCTGTTGCGGGAGACGCGTGGGACGATCTGAAACGTGATCCCGTATTGCTTTGCCACATCGATACGGGACTTCCCCGTACCGATCTCGCGCACCACGATGTCGTGCGGGGCGTAGTGGGCACCGTAGGAATAACCCAGCTTTTTGAGCAGATCGCCGTAGTACTCCATGCCCTCGCCGGAATGCTCGATGTAATCGATGATGTGCACCTGGCGTCCCACCACCTGGAACAGCACGATGGACATAGCGTCCCCCATACCCAAGTCCCATGCAGTGAATACCGGCAAGGTAGGGTTGCGAGTCACCGCCTTGGTGATTCGGCCCTGCTGCCGCAGGAATCGCATCTGCGTGAGGTAGTAAGCACCCTTGATGCCTTGGTCGAAAGCTTCGTCAGGCGTGGCTGGGTATTCGCGCTTCATGTCGTCGTGGAGCGCTTCGGCCTTTTTGGCGTACCAGGCTTGCTGGGCGCGGTCGAGGCGGATTCCGTGTTTGGCTGCCAACTCGGCGAAGTACTCCTGCAACCACTGCGGCACCACCACCTGGTCGAATGCCTCCAGGCGATACGTGGGGTCTTTGAACCAGGGGAAGAAGTGGAACTGCCAATCCATCACCGTCGGCGTGCGGCCGGCGTCTTTAATGGCCCTGGCCAACTCGCAATAGGTGAAGAAGTAGCCTTCACGACCCTCGGCGGTGCTTTCAATGGTGACCCGATTGCCCAGGCCCACGGCCTCAAACGCACCGGTGACGATTTCCTGGGCCTTGTCCGGGCTCAGCTTGCAGATCTTGCCGAACTCCGACACATGCAGGCGCTGGAGCGTGCCACCCCGGAACGAGGTCGACACCTGAATGCTGGAGCCGTTGTCGAAAATGTAACCTTGGTCCTTGTCACTGCGCGGTACCGGCAGGCGCATTCCGATCAGCTTGAAAATTGCAGACCACGCCGGGTCGCCTGACAGCTTTTCGTAGGCAAACCTGATTTTGTTACGGTAGATCTCTTTCGCGTCCGGCAACGTGTGGCAGATGCAGCCGGCACTGTAGTTCCTGATGAACAGGCAATCGTCGAGCGCGTCGATCATCTCGAAGGTGGTAAAGCCCAACTGCCGGGCCTTGAGGATGATGTCGCGGTTATGCTCGTCGAGGAATCGCTCGCGCTGCTGCTGGTTGGGCTTGAAGCGCTGAACCTTGCCGTTCTTGTCCTTGATTTTGTACAGGGCGTTGAGCCTGTACCACTTGTTGCTCAGGGCTTTCAGCAGTAAAGCCTTGCCCTTGAGCTGCTTGGCGAGGTGTAGGGCGATTAACTCGTCACCCTCACGCACCAGGCGCTGGCGGTCGGTTTCATTCCTCATCACCAACTGCCTCAGCCAGCAGATCCTCAAGGGATTTGCCTGTGCTTTCCCGTTCTTTGTCGATGTCCAGACCGTGGGCCTGGCGTTCGAGCTTGATCAGGCGCTCCAGGGACTGCGTAGCGTGGCCGATGCTCTTGCCCACATAGTCCAGGGGAATGTCGATCTCCACCGGGTCACCCTTCTGGGTCATCACTGCGATCTTGCCAGCGGCAACTTGCTCATGAATACGATCGACGTACTGCTGCGTCAGGTCGCGAGTTCTGGCAATTACAATCTGGTGACCGCGTACCAACTGGGCACCGGCCTCGGCGGCCTGCTCGACGATCTCGGCGTCGTTGGTTGCCTCTGCGACAGCAGCAGCAGCGGCCCGACCGGTCTTCTCCCTGACGCGCTGACGAATCATCTCAGACAGATCTTTCTGCCATTCATACTTATCGGCACGGTTGCGGATCGAGCTTTCCGACACATTGTGCCGGCGACCCAGTTCGCGGTTCGTAAAGCAGCCAGTCCGGTAATCCCTCTCGACGGCTGCCCAATCACATTTAGCAGCCATGGGGGAGCTTCCTTTGCTTGGAGATCGGGTTGTTGAATTGGTGTGTGTTATGCCAGCGCCCGGCGGAGCCCTTCGGCTAAAACCGCCTCTGGATAGGCGAAGCCTGCACATTCGTGGGAAATGATGCTGGTAACCATCACGCGCAGTGTTGCCAGCTTCCGGACGTCGATCACGTCGTTGGCATTCACACCCAAGCGGCGGGCCACGGCCGCTATGTAGGCCTCGGTGTTGTTCTCGTTGCCCGGCGCCCACCTGGTGATGGTTTCTCGCACCGTGTCGATGCCTGGGCCACCCACGCCGGGCATGCCGTCTTTGCCGCGGTAGTTGATAACAAGCTTGCCCAGGGCGCGGATACCGTTCTCAGGTGTGTCAAAGCGTGCAAAACGTGGGTATGGCACGCCGACTTCCAGGCCAAGCTGCCCTTGCCAGGCATTGCGCGGGTTGTAGTCGATGTTGCCGGGGTTGTTGTTGCGCACGCCGCGAGGCGTAGTGATCGTGGTCATAGCGTAGCCCTCGGCTCTACTGGAGCAATGGTGACGGTGCGGACCGTGCCGCCCGTGTAGATATCCCGCTTCATCGCAGCGCGCACCGCCTCCTCCGCGCTTGCACCCATATCCATTGCAGCCAAAGCGTATGTCGCGCCACTGCCCATAGCGTCCGGGTTCGCTGGATCGAGATCCTGTTTCCAAATCCCGGTCACGTCATCGTGACCAATCATCATCAGCTTGCCGCCGTCACCGGCATAACCTGAGCACTCCACAGGAACTGCCGATTTGGTGCCGAAGTAGGCAGCGATCAAAGCCTTCTCGTCGCATACAGCGCCGGACAGGAAGAAGCTCACACCGTCAACAACCACGTACTTAGGCGCGCTGTCGGAGACGATGCGGTCATTACGGACCTGACGGCCGTCATAGGCGATGACGCCGTCTTTATAGGCAATTGTCGTCATATAGCCTCGAAGTGGAGCTTGAAATGGGGTGTGGATATAGGTATTGGTGAAGCTCATCTAGCGAGGAGAAGTGCGATGGTTACCTTCCCAATCAGTGTTGGTCGTGACTCGTACCGGGGCAATGACGCTCGAAAGCGCAGTAAAACTGCACAGAACAACAGAGATGCAATTGCACTTGAACAGGCCGCCAACGATCTACTTCTTAACCAAGAAGAACCTATAAGAAGCTATCGATGGCACGAGCTATGCCAAGCCAGTGGGTTAAGCCTGGATACCGTGAAGCGTTTGGGATTTAGCATTGATTGCGGACACAACGGATACACGGCTATCAAGCCAGGCCTTTCCTTTGATGAGGCTACAAATCTTCTTCGTCAGGAGCCTCCTAGCGCTCAATGAACTTGCGCGCCACGATTTGGCGCATTCGAAAACGTGGCGCGGTTTATTTGCTCTGGCTTCTGACGATCTGGGCGTCGACCTGGTCGGCACACGTGTCGAGCAGCTTGATGGCCTTGTCCTTGAGCTCCCACACATCACCATTCAGGCGAAGGTCGGTGTCGTCCTGGTCAACCCGCTCGCACGGGATCAGCTCAGGGGCTTCAATCCTTACGGCCTGGGCCTTTGTCACCACCGCCGGCTTTGCCGCGCAGGCCGTCAGGCAGAGGCTGAGCAGCCCAGTCACGAACAGGCTTACTGTTGCGTTTGAGGTCTTCAAAGTCTTTCCTCGCCTTCTCGGCTTTCTTCTCGCTGGCCTTGATCCGCTTGGCCAGGTCTGCGGTGTACGCGGCATTGCGCAAGGCTTCGGCGCGTAGCGTTGTGATGGTGGCCTGGCTTTCGGTATTTGCGTCGACAGCCTTTTTCTTCTCGCTGGCCTCGAAAGCGACCTCACCGCGTAGGGCTACGACTCGCTGCTGCTGGATGCCGACCAGCAAGAGGCCCACCAAGGCGACGATGATTGCTACTGCAACTGCCTTCATAGTGAATCCGCCTTTTTCCCAAGAAACCTGATGATCAGGTCGCGGATGGCCGTGACACCTATGAAGCCAATCGCACCGCCGGCAGCGACTGACAAGCTGGGCGGCCAGGCCATCCACTCGATGATGCTGCTTGCTGACAGGCTTAAAGCCCCACACAGCAGCGCTTCGAACAAGGTGCGCCAGTAGTTCGGCTCTTTGGCGTCATACAGCACGCGCAACAGCGTGATCGTGAAGGCCATGATTGCGCCCTGCCACAGTGGATTGGAGAGGACCAGCCAGACCTGGGCCCAAAAGTCAGGGTTTTTCTCAGGCATGTTCATGGACGTCCAGTAGTCCTCCCATTACGGGAGCTTGATAAATCCGGCACCAGCAGCACTCCCAGGTCGGATCGATGGGCGTGGTGGAGCCGAAAACGGAAGAGACTCTCCAAGGAAAGGCCCTGAAAAGACCGAAACACAACAAAAGTGTTGTATTACAACAAAAGTGTTGTAGAATGACCTCATCCCAACAACGAGGCGAGGTGATGAAGTTCAGCGAGTTCAGACGATGGTTGAAGGCCCAAGGGGTGACCTTCGAAGCTGGCAAGGGAAGCCACTTCAAAGTAACCGCCCCAAACGGCAACAGGACCACCTTCGCGGATCACGGAAGCAAGGAAATGCCCGAACCGACCCGCAAGGCGATAATTAAACAACTGGGGCTCTCATGAGCCCCTTCACCACATCTGCACGCTGAGCGATCACCTCCAAAGGAGTGACCATGTACAACTACGCAATCCGCTTTGAGCAGGACGACAGCGCTCCCGGCCTGGCCGTGTTCTGCCGTGACCTGCCAGAGCTGAACAGCTACGGCGACGACAAAGAACACGCGATCCGTGAAGCGCAGGACGCGATTGAGAGTGCGCTATCCATCTACGTCGACGAGCGCCGAGCGATTCCAGCGGCATCTGCACCCCAGGCCGGCGAACACGTCATCCACTTACCAGCGGTGACCGTGGCAAAGATCGCCCTGTGGAACTCGATGATGGATCGGGATATGCGCAAGGCCGACTTATGCCGGTTGCTGGGCGTTCACCAGGCCCAGGGGGATCGCCTGGTCGACTTCCTGCACACATCGAAGATGGAACAGGTGGAAAACGCCCTGGCCGCGCTCGGTAAACGCCTGTCGGTGTCTGTCGAGGCAGCCTGAATAGGTGCCAGGGCGAACCCTGGCGGTTTGTGCTTGTGTGTCGTCATCTCGACGATACGGCACGTCGCTGCAACGCCTCACGGCGTGGCGGTGCAATCACCCCTGTTCGGGATTCAGTGGCTGAGCAACTGCCGCCGCGGTGGTGACGGTCACTGAGCCTTGGTACATCGTTTTCAGCTCCGCGACGTACACGGGCTGCTTGGGCGCCTGCTGGACCATTTGTTCAGCACGGGCGTTCGCCTCATCCTCGGTCGCGAACTGCGTCTGCAGCGGCGAATTGGGAAAAGGCTGAGGGATCACTACAAAAGGCATGGGTTCACCTATCTGGTTAGCGGTCGGCGATCATCCGGCCATTGATGTGGCATGTATCAGCGTGCAGCACGAATGGCGGCTCAGCAGCCATCACGATCATGACGTGGCCGCCGGCGCGGATCTCTACTCGTTCAGCGGACACCACCAGCGTGCTGGCTGACGGGCTTGCGGCCAAACGCTCTGCCATCTCAGCGGCCGTCTCTGGCCGTTTGTAAATCAGCCTGGTGCGAATGTCGGCGCAATCGCGGTCGTATGACTCGTCCGTGGTCGAGAACTCCGCACCGTCGCGGTACTCGGCGGGAATAGCCATAACCTGGTCACCAATGAATCGGTAACGCTCGATCGCATTGGTTGGCAGTTCGCTCTCGGCCCAGTCCCCCACTTCCACTGTGATCAGGCGCGGGACGTTCAACTGGCCCGTGCCTCCCGAATTCAGCTCCATGGCGCCGGTCGCCTCATCCAGCCGCAGGCCAGACAGGCCCGGCACATAGTCATGGCTCTGCATTGTGGATCTCCAGGTCGTAATAGGCGCGGGCAACCGGACGCGATCCATGCTGCTGATCCGGCCTTTGCTCATCCTTGAGCATTCACCCACATAAAACTCGTTGATTGGCGGAAGGCGGAGGAGTCGAACCCCTACCGTTTCCAGCAGCACCGGGTTCAAACCGGCTTGCCTACCACTTGGCGCCGCCTTCCAGAAACGCAAAACCCCGCACGATGGCGGGGCTCTTGAATGGGTGCAGGTGGCTGGCGCAACTCTCCAGCTCTGGTGGGGCAGATCGCCGGGTCACGCACCCTGCCCTCTCATCGCGTAGCCGCCCATTGTCCGCACGGGATTAGACGACGCCTCTACCGACTTAGCCCAGCTGCCTGGGCGATAACCTGCATAAAACAATCAGGCATCAGCTGCGCAATATGCGCAATTCCAATCCCCTGAAACCCACACGCAACCCGCGTGCCGTCTGCTTTTGCGCGTATTGCGCAGGTGCGCACTGACTGCGCAGATTGCGCACTTTAGGTATTTATGGATACGCACCAGCGACGTACGACGCCGGGACCGACAGGGACCTGCTGAATCTAAATCGGTGATGGCGTGAAAATCTCTATGAATTAACGAGTAGTGGAATGATCTGTAACCAATACAGGGAGAACCACATGCCAACACCAGCGCTTTACATAATTGAATACGAGCTTCACGGCACCCCAAAGTCGTTCATCTTTCGGGCTGAAGTAATGAATAATGCGGAAGCATGGCACTGGGCGTGCTGCGATGCCGGAATAGGAATAATTCCTAAATATGGGCGTACCCGTATAAAGAAGGTATCGAAGCCAATGGCCGAACGTTACGGAATCGCCGACGTAAAATGGCGACCTTCAGGATCTATTCCATTCAACCCTGCACCTTTTGTTCCTCTAGCCCCGTGACTTAAAAGGCCTCAGTCAGAGTATTTTCAGAAATTAATCCAATGACGTTGTTCTGCACTCTGCTCGGAAATTAAGGGCCAAGTGCTCTATTTTCGAGGAGAAGCATGGAAATTTTGCTGAGCACTCTGAAGACATGGCCCAAGGCCACGCATTGCAGTTAATCAGGATAAGGTCCATACCTGAGGGGAAACACTTACGGCGGCACCAGCGCAGCTCCTGGCGTGACATCCCTAATGAGAGGGCGACATGGATACCAACTCAATCACTTCGGCCAAGTGGCATGGAGCTACTGACCTGAGCAATCGGCTTTTCAAAGAAGCCGACCAACTCGACGGAATAGCTTTTGCGTTGCTTACTCACGCGCCTGCTTCCCCGGACGCCGCTAGAAAATACCAAGCTGCAAGAAATTCTGCCGATGCGAAGTATGCAGAGGCGAGGCAAGCCTGGGAGGAAGCGAAGGCTAATTTCCAGATAACTGCAAAACGAAAAGAAATCTCACGGAGAGCTCAGCCGCCCGCGTCATAAGGCGCAGATGGCCGGCACTGATCTCCGGCTTTCGACGTGGTCCCCAATCTGCCAGATGGGTTGAACCTCGGTGATCAAGTCATCGAACCCGCCGTACTTTGCGTGCCACGACCTGGCATCGTCACGCATCGTTAGCGCCTCAGCCTGCGCATTCATCTGCATAAATTTTCACTGCTGCGTGGGCGTGATTTGCGATGACCGCCAGACTGTCAGTCCATAAAGGCAAACGAGAGCGGATTGATCTATGCTCAGTGATCGACAAACTTGAGAATTGAAGAATGAGCAGATACGCGATCGCTTTCGACTTAGCTTATGCGGAAATGAAATCAGATGGTTACACCCACAGCGAGGTAGTTCAGGTCTATCAGAAAGAGATCCCCAATGCATTCCGAGCCGCTGGGTTTGACGGCCACCTTCAGGGTTCTGTTTACCACACTGAAACAGACAAGGAAGAACTCTCAATTCTCATCAATCTAAAGACGGTGCTCCAGTCCGCGGCGCCTAATTTCTGTAGATACGCGAAGCGAATTCACGTGTTTCGCCTAGAGGCTTGGTCTGACGTCACGAAGGACTTGTCCACCAGACCTGAGACTTCCTCTGAACCGCAAGCAATTGAAGAGATTCTTGAACAGCTGTTCGAAGAAGTGAGCACTTAACACCGGCCATCGGTCTCATGTGACAGGCACTCTTTTTTCCTGATGTTACACAGATACATCGGCACCCGAGGCGCTACGCTTCTGCGGCCTTAAGGTTACTGGTGCCCCTGTAGAAATCTCGGCTTGGGACTTCTAACAAAAAGCCCGGCGCTGTGGCCGGGCTTTTGGATAACGTAATCAGTAAATATCGATGCTGCTCAATTTGGCTTGGGCAAAAGGTGCGGTGGTAGGCGCTGAAAATTTCCAGTTCTCCCCAGGTCCAATGTCCGCCGCGTGGGCCACCGTGTTGCCTATAACATTCCCGGCCGCGTCATAAAGCTTGAACTTCACAAATACAGAGCCCAACTGAGCGTTCGTATTGTTGTGAGCCGTGCCCATTACTGCGGTGAATCCTTCCGGCGCTTGTCCTGCATGAATATCGGATAATGTTACCCGGTCATCTGCAATTACAGCCGTGGACATAAAAAGTGCTGCTATGGCGAGGATCTTCCGCATCGGTACTGCTCCATTCTGAATAGAGCTCAACCTTTGCCCAACCCTTGAGCGCTGTCAACTTCGGCACAGATGAAGTGCGTTCGACAGGCATAAAAAAACCCGACTCAATAGCCGGGTTTTCTGTTCGGCGTACCTGCCTAAGCACGCACCGAACCGCAGGTTACGAATCTAAACGGTCACTCGGTCACTGTCAAGCTGCGCTTTGCAACAGCAGGCCATTCTCCTCGAGCAATGACTCGACGACGATGTGCGCTGCGTTCACCTGGTCATCGAGCCAGCGCATGGTCGTTGCCCTCCATCGACGTAGCGTACGGTCAGGCGTTCCGTCCGCGTCCCAAGTGTGGATCTCGTAGAAGCTGGCCGGCAGCCCCCGGCGGCGCTCCGGCACCATCCAGGCCATAACGCACTTGGTCTTGAACAGGTGGTGCGCCGGGCTGACCACTCTGGGGATCAGGTAGCGGGCGGCCTCCTGGACCTCCCCCTCGTTCACCGAGTATTTGCCGGCTAGCACGTGCCATTGCCCATCTGCCAGGGTGCGCTTGAGCATCGCCCGGGTCATCGCATCCTGCGTTGTTCGCTCTTCCGGCGATAGCCCGTCATCTATTCGGCTGGTCAGCAACTCATCATCGGCGGAAGCCTTGAATCGGTTCTGCCATGCCGGCTTAGAGGTGCCGTCGTGGATCTCGATAGACATCACTCGGCTGATGCAGTGTCCTGCGTCCTTGTAAATACTCATGCTGCCCTCCGAATGCGGCGAGGTGGTGGGTTGTCATCCAGGCCGAGCAGGTTGCGCAGCAGTGCGTCGGCAGTCTTGCTCTTGGCATTGCCCTCTGCTACCCAGCGTTTGCAGTAATCGCCGAACTCGATGTTGACCCGGATGGCGTGCCAGCTGGCGACCATATCCAGAAGGCAGGCCAATGCTGCTGCACCGCCGACCTTCTCTTGGGCCAGGCCATCCCCGGCAATTTTCAAGAACTTTCGTTCGTGCTCCAACAGGCTCTTGCGCGGCAATGCCGCCGTTACGTTACTCATCTGCGACACTCCCGAGGCTTTTATAAACCTCCATAATCACAATTTGTGGATGCGGGGCGCGGGCCTCGCCAAACGTGGGCTGTAGCTGAATACGCGAATATTGGAATCTAACGCCTGTCTGCTCGGCATCAGCCCAAAAGGCGATCCTGTCTAAAGTTTTGGAGACGCTCATGATTTCTTCCGCCCCTTGTACTGTTCGGAGAAGGGGCGGTTGATCTCCACCTCTTCCTGGGTGGGCTCGCGGCCCGCAAAGTTGACGAATCGGGCAAACTTGCCCTGCTGCTGCACAACGCATGAGCCCACCGGTGCGTGCCTGCACTTGGGCATGAGCAACTCGGTGGCGCCGTTCTGTCCTTCCTCGCTCTCCATGTCGCGGTGGACCAGGATGATGCAGTGGGCGTCCGCCTCAATCTGTCCAGAGTCGCGCAGGTCTGAGGCGATCGGCTTCTTGCTCGGGCGCTTGGTCGAGTCGCGATTAAGCTGAGCCAGCAGGATCACCGGCACCTCGAGTTCCTTGGCGATGTTGACGATGCCGGTCGATATCTTGCCGAGCTCGGCAGTGCGGTTGAACGCCTTGCCGTCCGAACCGATCAGGCCTATGTAGTCAATCACCACCACATCGAGACCGTGCTTGCGCTTGACCTGGCGACAGATGCTCCGAATGCGCGCGACGGTGAGGCCAGACTTGTCGCTGACGTAAAGGGGCTTGTCCATGATCTTATTGACCGCGGAGGTCAGCCGAGGCCAGTCGTCGTCCTCCAGCTTCCCGTTGTCGAGTACCTGCAGGTCTATGCTGCCAAGTGACGCCAGCGCTCGGTTGGCCAACTCCTCTTCTGGCATTTCCAACGAGAACACCATGCCGACGCCGAGGCCGGTGCAAGAGATATGCTGGGCTATCTGCAGGCCGAGGGTTGTCTTACCACTGCCCGGCAGGCCCGCAACGATGGTCACGGTTTTTTTGCGCAACCCACGGACCAGCTTGTCCAGATCCACCAGGCCGGTGGATAGCCCTGCCTGCACGCTCCCGTTGTACTTGGCGTCAATGATGTCGATGTTTCTGGCTACCACTTCATCCATGCGCTTGTAATCCGGCTCGCCAGTATCCAGATCGCGCAGGTCCGCCATCGCTTGTTGAGCACTGGCAATGATCTCTGCAACCGGCCGGTTCTCGTTCGCCGAATCGCGAACCGCATCGGCAGCTTCAACCAGGCGGCGGAGCACTGCCCGTTCTGCAACAGTGCGGGCATACGCCTTCCAATTGACGGTGCTGGGCGTGTTCCTCGCCAGCTCACCGGCATAAGCAATGGTTGTGCCGCCACTCGGGAGGACCGGCTTGAAGTCGTGAAGGGTGACAGGATCAACCGGAGCACCAGTGGCGTGCAGCTCCAGCATCACCTGGAACAGCGCCGCGTTTTCCGGATCGTGGAAATCGGCAGCTGTAACCGCGGCGGTGATCGAGTCGAACAACTCGCCATCCAGCATCAGCGACCCGAGCAGCGCGTGTTCGGCCTCATCGCTGTACAACTCGCGATAGTCGCTCATACGCGCCCCCGTGCCGATGCCCAGGTGAAGCCGACCAGCAGCGCCTTGTTCTCACGCAGACGGTCAAGGGCTCTCTCGCCGATGTACTGGCTCAAGCCTATGGCGCTGAGGTTTGACACCACCACCGTCGGGCGGATCACGTTGTAACGGCGATCCAGCACCTCATGCAGCACCGACAGTTCGTATTGGGTGCCCGCCTGGGCGCCAACTTCATCGATCACCAGCAGGTCGAAACTCGCCAGTTCGTTGATCACGTCGCCCTCGGTGTACCCGGCATTGCGGTCCATCGAGCGCTTGAACACGCGGATGATTTCGGAGGCGGTGGTGATCACCGCCACGGCCCGGTGTTGGCGAATGACGTGCTGGACGATGCCACTGGCCAGGTGCGTCTTGCCGTTACCGACGTTGCCACAGAGCAACAGGTTGCGGCCGGCCTGGAAGTGCTCGCCGAAGCTGTCGGCGTATCCCTGGCAAGTTTCCAGCGCCAACTTCATCTCCGGAGTTGTGGGACGGTAGGTAGCGAAGGTGCTGTCGGCAAACCGAGGCGTGATGCCAGAGCCTAAAAGCGTGCTGTTGACGCTTTCGGCTTGCAGGTTGGCCAGCGCCTGCGAGTGTTCTTCGCTGCCCCGTGGTGCTACGCGAAGGCCGTGGAATTGGCACTGCTTGCACGGGCGCACAGCCATGGTGCCGTTGAACTGCTCAACCTCGGAGCGATCAACCTCGCCATGGACCGGACACTCGCCGGCGAAGGTACGCTGCTCAGGCTGGCGGCGGAAATTAGAACGCTGGGCCATCTTCGCCTCCTTGGTACATGTCGGGTGTGTGGTTGGGCAGGTTGTTGAACGCCGAGCCGCCGGCGGCTGTTGCTGGCTTAAGCACGTCCGTCCAGCGCTCGCCGTTGAGCCAGGTCGACGCCATAGGCACGTACTGGCCGTCATCCTTGGTCCAGTCGCGAGAAACGCATTGGCTGGCCAGGGCGGTCGTTAGGGTCAGGCGAAGTTCGGCGCTCGGCTTAAGCTTCATCCATACCTTGCGTGCGTTCGCTTTGGCCTTCTTGTTTGGGTACAGCTTCCAGAACACCTCAAATGCATCTGCAAATTCATCACCTGGTGCACACAAGGTTTTAGGTTCCTTGACTGGTTCAGAAGAGTGACTGGTTCTGGGGGCAGCTGCTGCCCCACCCCCTGGGTTATCTGCTGCCCCAGGTGGGTTATCTGTTGCCCCACCCACTAGGGCAGATGCTGCCCCACCGTCGAGAGTCAAGTGAAAGAGATTTGACTGATTCAGCTCACCTTTACGGCGAAACTCACGACGGAGAAACCCGGCCTTTTCCAGCTCGCGAACATGCAGCTTCACCGTCGATCGGCCAATCTCGCACTGGTCTGCAATGTGCTGGTAGGACGGCCAGCATTCACCCTGATCACTGGCGTTGTCGGCCAGCTTGACCAGCACCAGCTTGCGCAGCGGGTTGCCCACCTTGGTTTTCATGGCCTTGACCATCAATTCCATACTCATATGTCCAACTCCCGTGTTACCCGGGCAATGAACGCGTCATAGCTCTCGGTCATGACCACGCCGCGATCCTCCAGCGCGCCTCGTGAGGCCTTGGCCATGGCGTAGACCTCCCAGCGGTCGCGCTCAGGCAGGTGACGGCAATTGGAATAGTTGGGCCAGGGACCGGCTACTACTTCGCTGGTGCCGGGCTGTACTGCTGCGATTGCAGTGGTTGATTCCAGTGGAGTGGTCATAGCTGCATCTCCTTGGCCTTTCCGGTGGCATTGCAGCGCGGACACGGCTTAAACCGGTTGCCGGTGTCGCAGCCCCAACCCGAAAGCCACATGCCGGAACCCGCGCAATCGTGGCACTTACCGGTCTCGACCTCGTAATCGGCTTTGGCCTGATCGTGCTCAGTTTGGGTAACCACGCACTTTGTGATCGCGCAGTCGCGCCAGGTCAGTTGCCCCTTGCGCTCGCCACTCATGAGCCGTCGCGGAACACCGCCCTCGACCACACAGTCATGGGTGTCGCCGATCATCTCGAACTTGCACCACCGCCATTCCGGCGGCTGTCCAAGCTTCTTGCGAGCGACCACGTTGAGCCAATTCGGCGGCAGCTCTGGTTCTGGTTTCACGTCGACCAGTTCCAGCAGGTCAGTTGGTTTCAGGTCGGTCATTGCAAGGTCTCCCCTGGCTTACGGCTCATTCCGGCGCCCATGGCCTCCACTGAGCCGCCAGACAGACGCAGAACCAGCAGACGGAGTGCGGTGGTGGAGTCAATTGCAAAAGTTCGCGCTTCATCGAGCGAGAGCCCGGTCGGTGAATGATCGCTGAGTAGGCGCCGGACACGATCGCTGTAGTTGAAGGCCGCACAAGCCAGCGCTTGATTGGTTAGCCCGTCGAACGCTTCGTCTAGGAGGCACTCTGCCGGGTACACGACGACGGGGATTTTGTTTTCCGGGCGCGGCTCGCCAGCCAGCAGATGACGGCTCATTGCGTCGAAGTGATCTTTGGCGACCTGGGCGGCATCGTGACCAGTCCTGCGCCTGAAAAGCACCTTCAATGCGTAGTAGGCGCGATACAGATCTATGTGAGTGTCATCCTCCTTTTCGATGGAGTATTCAGGCTCGGCGATCACGTCCAATACGTCCTTCACTACTTCGAAGCACTTCAGCAACAGCGCGGCGTCGTTGTTTTTTTCGAACAGGGTCTCGTCGATGCATTCCGTTGGCAGCACCTGCGGAGGGATATCCAATACTTTTTTCATGCGTGATTCCTCGGGCGCAGCTTGAAGCGGCCTTGCTGAATGTCGGGATGGGTTGCGCGCTCGGCGGTGACAAAAGTGCACTCGGCAGCGAACCGGTCGAAGCGGCGGGTGATATCGGCGGTGGGCCAGATTGGGTACGGCTGAGCACCGTCGTCAGCGTGCTTGCTGCGCACCATGGCGAACGGCAACGGCGCGCCGGGGATATCGCGCATCACGGCGTTGATCACCCACTGCGGCATCCCGTGGCGTAGGCTGACGCGCTCGCGGATGGTGGTCATCGATTCGAAGCCGGCCGGCCTGGAGTCGAGGTATCGGATCTGCTCGACGCTGGCCACCCGGGTTTCTATGCCAGCGACAGCCTGATCGATGCGATCCTGGCGGCGCTCCATGTCGACCAGGACCTGGGCGTTCGCCAGCAGCTGCTCGGCGGGCGACAGAGGGCGTTGGTAGCTGCCGGTCTTTCGAATGCTCGGCAGCACCTCACCCACCACCCATTCCTCAAATGCCTCTGCAGCTGGCATCTTCGAGCGCATGACCAGTCGGTAAAGGTCTCGCTCAGGGATCACTTTCACGTTGCGGACCTGACCCGTCATTTCGACGGGCCAGGTCTTGGCAGCTTTGCAGTGGAATCTCACGGCTTGGTCGGTATCGACATACTCCAGCAGATCGGCGACGTCCTTGGCGACAAACCACGGTTCTCCTTGCTCGTCGGTGATGACTCGAACGCTGGTGCCGCGAAAGTCGAAGGGAATAGTGTTCATTAGTAGGCCCTCGAACGAGAATCGCGGCGATAGGTTCTTGGACGGCGAGCCTGCTCAATTGCTGCGACTGATACACCTGAGCCAATGAATGACGCGTGCGCATTTGTCATGAGCATCGCTTCAGGGATATGCATATAGCGGCCCGCTGGAAGCGCTCGAGGCTGACGCCGAATCCTTGGCATGTGCTTATCCATCAGTGCGATATCGGCGGCGACTTCTTCTTGAAGGCTTTTGCCAAGCTCGCAAAGCGGCACGGGCTCGCCGGGTCGAATCTGGTTCCAGGCATAGCGATCCGCCAATACCTCATTGATACTGCGGATCACGCTTACACAGCGGGTGCGAGCCAGGTCGTCTTCGACACGGTTAGCGTCCCAGTAGCAAAAGTTATCCACGCGATGCCCGATCTCATGGGCGACAATGAATGGATATATTTCGTGATCCTCAAGCGCAGACCAGTCGATTTCCGGTCGCTGATTGCTGCGCAGACGGCCCGCATCCACGCTCGTGGCGAGTTGAAAGCCACACACCTCAGTGAATGCCGCGTCATCAGACGAAACATCCAAGAAGGCAAGCTTGGCGCGAGGGTCGAAGATCCCCCAGCAATTACCAAGTGCGTGGAACGTCGAAAGGCTTAGCGTGCAGCCGGACAGCTTGGCCTGCTCGGCGAAGGCTCGGTATTGGGTGCGGGTGAGGCGAAGTGTGGTGTCAGTTTTCATTGGCGCACCTCGATATCAATACCGGGACGCTTGCCAACCTCACCGAAGGATGCGCCCAGGTGGCGATGCCGCCAGCAGAAGTTCCCACTGAAGGTTTGGATGTGTTCAAGGTGTCGAGCGATATCGCAGGCTAGTTCGTTGCTGTACCCGCCCATAGCCGGAATGATCTTGCCCAGCAGGATTGCGGACAGCTTGTAACACTCCTCGCGAGCAAAATTCATCGAACACATGTCGTGAGCGTCAAGCATCGCGTCACGAAGTACTTCGCCTTCTACCGGGTTGATCACCGAAACGGCAATGTTCATGGCTGCACCCCCGAATCCTGCGCCACGATTTCGGATTGCGTGTTTTGTGGCGCATAACCTTCATACGAGCCGAACTGCCCCAGCCTTGCACGCAACTCATTGCCAGGCCGCTCAGCCGAGCGTACGGATTTGATTAGGTCGGTCATGAACCCATCCATGCGCAGGAATCGATCAAACTCCGGAGCCCAGCCTCCAGCCCATACAATGCGAACCGGATTTGGATATACCTCTGGCTCCAATATTGCTTTGAGCTCTTTCGCAACTTCCTCATCAAGCAATCCTGGGTACGAATGCTTGAACCCGGCCTCCTCATAAACCACCTGCACCTCGAAGTACTCGAAGCCCGCACACTCAGCTAGTAATCTGCGGGGGTGTTGCGCTTTTGATGGCGTGGTGCTATTTTCAGATTTCATTGATTTGTCCCTTCCGAAGACAAAGTGATGCCAATGCCACCAGCTCCACACTGGTAGCGACCAAGAACCCGCCTCCACAGCGGGTTTTTTATTGCCCGGAATAGGGTCAGCCGGACATTAAAAATTGGAATGGGTGGTGCTGTCTCATGGATGCCCCTGCCAAGTACTGGATGGATTAACAGATGGATTGCCGGACTGCCCATGAGGCGTAGCGTCTGTCATTATTTGGTTCAAGGTTGGCGCTGCTTCTGGATACAGGTCGGGCCGCAGTTCATGGCGGTGGACGCCAGTCGCGCTTTCAATCAAAACGACATGCCGCGCGGGAATTCCGCGAACTTTCCAGTAAGAAACGGCCATCGGCGTCACACCTGCCAATTTCGCAAGCGCAACGGCTGATCCCGCAGCAGCAATCGCTCGCTCAAGCGGAGAAGAATTCATAGGCACACCGATGCATGGTTATAAACATAAATCAACAATACGTTTATTTAATAAACATCGCAACCCCGGTAAACTTTCCGTTTATGAATACTCAACACTCTGGCATTCGCCTAAAAGAAGAGCTCCACCACCAGGGCATTGCGCAGGCTGAATTCGCAAAATCCATGGGTGTGAGCGCTCAAACGCTCAACAACTGGTTTGTCCGCGGGGTACCGGGACGCTGGCTCATCCCTGTCGCCAAGATGCTCAAGATCGGCATCAGTTGGCTGAATACTGGTGAAGGCCCACGACATTTATTTGGAAGGGGCGAAGCAGATAGGGACATGCACCACCTGAGCTTGTGGGACGAGCAGACCCCCCTAGATGATGATGAAGTAGAGGTGCCGTTTTTACAGGAGGTCGAACTGGCCGCAGGTGCGGGGAGATTTTCAATCGAGGAAAGCTCCGACTCAAATCTTCGCTTCAGCAAAAAAAATCTGAGGGAGAACGGTGTTCAGTTTGATCAAGCCAGATGTGTAACCGTACGCGGAAACAGCATGACGCCAGTACTCCGGGATGGGGCTACGGTGGGCGTAAACATTGGTCGTCGTAGCGTCGGTGAGCTGGCGGATGGGGAGCTGTATGCGATCAACCACAACGGGCAGCTTCGCATCAAACAGGTGTACCGCTTACCGACCGGCATCAGGCTGAGAAGCTTCAACCGAGAAGAGCATCCCGACGAGGAGTACACCTTCCAGCAAATGCAAGATCAGGAAATCAGCATACTCGGTCACGTATTTTGGTGGGCTATGTACGCGAAATAGTCCGTCCTCCGCATCCAAGCCCGCTAGAGCGGGTTTTTTTGCGCCTTCAGAAATCCCATAAACAAAAATGTTGATTTGTTTATAAACATATTGTTTACTTGCTCCATCGCATCTCAGCATGGAGCTCCAGAAATGACCACCAACACCCTCATCGCCGGTAACTGGCAAGGCTCACTCAAGATGGGCTTGGCTCCCCGCGAACTTGAAGCCACGCTGTTGGCTGCCGCCGATTTGACGGTTAAAGAGATTGGTCGGGTCATGGGAATCAGTCCTGGTACCGCTGAGAAGCGACTTGAGTCTGCCCGCTTCAAATTGGGCGTTAAAACAATGCGCGGTCTGGTTATGGAGGCATTCAAGCGCGGGCTGATCAGCTCGTGCCCGAACGGACCTGACCAGCAGAGCAATGAGCAGGAAGGAATTTTCCTGGCCTGACAGGCGCAGCACTAAAGCTCAACCAGTTTCATTTTTTTCTCGAAAGCCAACAACGCGGCCGGGATTCGCTCGGCCTGAAAAAGACGATCGGGTGACCTATCACCCTAACCATCAACTGCAGGAGCTGGACATGGAACATAAAAAATTCAACCTCTGGAGGCTACTCCGGAATGTGACCATCGGCGCAGTTTCTGCTGCCGTAGTCAGCGCAGTACTGATGATGACGGCGCCGGACGTGGTCAGCCCTTCGTGCGGCGAAAATGCGATGTTTGCTTTTTTGTTTATCGCTCTGTCCGTCGGCATGTACGGCATCTTCGCCATGATTAACCTCGCAGATCCAGTTCTTGGTAGCCAACCGACCGTCGAATTAAGCGCGTCTACAGAATCGATGCACATCGACGATCGCGTGAAAATGGCTGCGAATGTCCGGCGCTACGAATTCCTGCGCGACGTCGCATTCAGCCTGACGCTACCGATCAAGGTGCGTGACTTCTACGGCAATCTGCTGGTGAAAGACGACCTCGACAACGAGCTTGATCGCGTCATGAGAGCATTTACCGTCGGCGCGGATGCGCAGCCATGAAGCGCCGTCAGATCTCATCTGCCCTTATCGCGCTGCTGCTGATGACTGGCCAAGCAGCCGCCGTCGAGCAATTCATCAGTGTTCAGCACTACTCAACTCGGGGTGTCACATGCTTCATCACGACCCAAGGCGGAATCAGCTGCCTGCCTGACAACCAGATTCGCTCCCGCGTCACAGCCACCCCATCAAGTGAAGCGGGCCGGGCTTCTCAAGCGAGTTCCATGCCGGAGAAGGTGGTCATGCCCGCCACCCCGCTCCCGCAGAAAAAAGGATTCCAATTATGAGCCGCCGCAACGGGCCGGTGGGCAAGCGCCTGATCGAGCTGTTCAATGCCCTGCAGCGCCGGGAAACCACGTTCGGGCAGATCTACGCACTGTCGGCATCGTGCGGTATCGACGCACGACGAGTGCTGGTTGATCACTTCCGCGGGAGCTCAGGTGATGGGTAAGGGCAATATCGCGACACGGTTCGCGAATAAAGAAAACGTGTCGCGACACGAAAGGAGGTAGGTATGTTTCTGACAGCAGAGGAAGTTGCCGACCTGACCGGCTACAAGAAGCCAGGGGCACAGATAAAGTGGCTGACCGCCGAACGTTACGGGTTCGCGGTAGGTGGTGATGGGCACCCGAAGGTGCTGCGCCAGGTTGTCATTGGCCGGCTGGGTGGTATTCAATCAAGGAAGGGGCCGGAACTTCGGCTGGGTTGAGGTGAAGATCATGCGTCCGCGCAAAAAGGACCGGCACCTGCCGGCGTGCATGTACCAGAAGCATGGCGCTTATTACCTGGTCCGCAAGGGCAAGTGGAAGCGCCTGGGCACCGACTTCCAGGCATCCCTGGCCGAGTACGCCAAGCTGCTGGATAAAGGCAGCCAGGGCGGCATGCCCAAGCTGATCGACGACGCGCTCGAGCACATGCGCACCAGGACGAAGCCGCCGCTGAAGCCGAACACTCTCAAGCAGTACGAGGCGGCGTGCGAGCGGCTGAAGGAAAACTTCGCCGACTTTGAGCCCCGCGAGGTACTGCAGCGGCACGTTGTCGCCCTCAAGCTGCACATGGCCGACACACCGAATATGTCGAACCGGGTGATCTCGGTGTTGCGGGCAGTATTCACTTACGCCCTTGAGCAGCAGATAGTCGACTCAAATCCATGCATCGGCGTCCGTCGGCACGTGGAGCACAAGCGCGATAGGTATATCACTCACGGCGAATTCCAGGCCATCTGCGCCCACTCCAGCGACAACATGCGGGTTATATACGAGATGTGCTATCTGACCGGCCAGCGCATTGGAGACGTCCTTGCTATCCGCCTGGTGGATATTAGCGCCGAAGGAATCGCCTTCAAGCAGGAGAAGACGAATGCCAGGTTGCTGGTGCAGATGACTCCTGACCTGGAGGATCTGATCTCCAGGATCAAGGCGCTGCCGAGAAAGATTCGGGGGCTCACCCTATTCTGCTCCCCTCGCGGCGGGAAGCCGGTGCACTACAGCTCGGTCAAGGACGCCTTCGCCATCAGTTGCAGAAAAGCCGGCGTCGAGGATGCGAGCCTTCATGACCTTCGAGCAAAGTCCCTTTCGGATACCGACGACCAAGGCAACGATGCTCAAAAGTTGGGGGGGCACACAGACGCCAAGATGACGCAGCGTTATCTGCGCTTGCGCAAAATCAACGTAGGTCTTCCACCAACAATGCCAAAAGATGTAAAACTTTAAAGCTCGCTTAGGACTGAAGGATATACCTGACAAAATCCACGCCCTTATCAGTAAGTTTGTCATCATCCATCAACCCGTAACGTCGCATGTATCTAATAGCGGAATTACCGAAAGCTGGATCATCAATAACTTTCTGAAATTGCCGACGGATGAATAAAGGCCGTCCGTTTACTGTATCTTTAGGAAAGTGCTTTAAAACAAATTCCCCAAGATAGCCTCTGAAGCCAGGATCAACTTCATCACCTAGTTCACGACGCTGCTCGGCCAGCTCGGCTTTGGACTGCTCTAGCTCTCTGCTCAAACTAGACAACCGTTCAAGCAACTGATCTCTTTCTTCGCCCGCAACTGATGCGCGCTGCATCAATTCCTCAATAATATCCTGCCTTCTTGCCTCCTGCTCTTCGATTTCGGCCTTCTTAGCTTCGGAATTTTCAACCCTAGAAGCCGCAGCAACTGGATCAAATGAAAACCTATCGAACTTTTGGCTTAAATCATTATAACCTTGACCAATATTGGTTAGCTTCTCTCCAAACCCAGAATCAATTCTTCCGAGCATTTCCGACACTTCTTTTGTGAATTTATAAGTATGTGTATAGAACGTCCTCGAAGACTCATCAGCTTTGAAGTAAAATAACGCAGAAAGCGCAACCGATGAAACCGCCAGAAAAAGACTAACCAGATCTGTAAAGCTAAAATCTTTGAGGTCAATATTAAAGTCAGCAGTGGCAAACCGCACACCTACTACAATGATAAGCGCGACGACTGCAAGATCTCTTACATTCGCAAGCGTTAAAAAACCAGTGACAGATCGTTTCTTTTCGTTATTTTCATTAGTCTCTGACATTACATTCCCTTGAGTGATGGCATTTTAATGCGAACAATCTAGCACATCAAAATCTCTGAATCCCACACGCCTTTTTCGAACACGATCCACGGCGGACGCTCTCCATCAAACGACCTCGACCACAATCTGCGGATATTTCCCTGTAGTATTAGACAGATACGAATCGTCAAATAGACAGGAAGAGCTGAAAGCCCCGTATGACAGACCTCTCCAGCCACACCCCCATGATGCAGCAGTACTGGCGCCTCAAGAACCAGCACCCTGATCAGCTGATGTTCTACCGCATGGGCGACTTCTACGAGATCTTCTACGAAGACGCGAAGAAGGCCGCCAAGTTGCTGGATATCACCCTGACAGCGCGCGGGCAGTCGGCAGGGCAGTCGATCCCGATGTGTGGGATTCCCTACCATTCGTTGGAAGGCTATCTGGTCAAACTGGTGAAATTGGGCGAGTCAGTGGTGATCTGTGAGCAGATCGGCGATCCGGCCACCAGCAAGGGGCCGGTGGAACGTCAGGTGGTGCGCATTATTACGCCGGGGACGGTGAGTGATGAGGCGCTGCTGGATGAGCGCCGCGACAACCTGATTGCAGCGGTGTTGGGCGACGAGCGCCTGTTCGGCCTGTCGGTGCTGGACATCACCAGTGGCAACTTCAGCGTGCTGGAGATCAAAGGCTGGGAGAACCTGCTGGCGGAGCTGGAGCGTATCAACCCCGTGGAGTTATTGATCCCGGATGATTGGCCGAAGGATCTGCCGGCGGAAAAACGCCGTGGGGCCAAGCGCCGTGCGCCGTGGGACTTCGAACGCGATTCGGCGCTGAAAAGCCTGTGCCAGCAGTTCTCGGTGCAGGACCTTAAAGGCTTCGGTTGTGAAACCTTAACCCTGGCCATCGGTGCAGCAGGTTGCTTGCTGGGCTATGCCAAGGAAACCCAGCGCACGGCCCTGCCGCATTTGCGCAGCCTGCGTCATGAGCGTCTGGACGATACCGTGGTGCTCGATGGCGCAAGCCGTCGCAACCTGGAGCTGGACACCAACCTGGCCGGCGGGCGTGACAACACCCTGCAATCGGTGGTCGACCGTTGCCAGACGGCCATGGGTAGCCGCTTGCTGACCCGCTGGCTGAACCGTCCGCTGCGCGACTTGAGCGTGCTGCAGGCGCGTCAGACGTCTATTACTTGCCTGCTGGACGGCTATCGCTTTGAAAAGCTGCAGCCACAGCTGAAGGAAATCGGCGATATCGAGCGCATCCTGGCGCGTATCGGTCTGCGTAATGCGCGCCCGCGCGACTTGGCGCGCCTGCGTGATGCCCTCGCAGCCTTGCCACAGTTGCAAGCGGCGATGACCGAACTGGATACGCCGCACCTGCAACAGCTCGCGGTCACGGCCGGTACTTACCCGGAACTGGCGGCGTTGCTGGGAAAAGCCATCATCGACAACCCGCCGGCAATCATCCGCGACGGCGGCGTATTGAAGACCGGTTACGACAGCGAGCTGGACGAACTCCAAGCCCTGAGCGAGAACGCCGGGCAATTCCTGATTGACCTGGAAGCCCGCGAGAAAGCCCGTACCGGCCTGGCCAACTTGAAAGTCGGCTACAACCGCGTGCACGGTTATTTCATCGAATTACCGAGCAAGCAGGCCGAGTCGGCGCCGATCGACTATCAACGTCGCCAGACACTGAAAGGTGCCGAACGGTTTATCACTCCCGAACTGAAAGAATTCGAAGACAAGGCGCTGTCGGCGAAGAGCCGCGCCCTGGCTCGGGAGAAGATGCTCTATGAAAACCTGCTTGAAGACCTGATCAGCCAGTTGGCGCCGCTGCAGGACACCGCCAGCGCCCTGGCCGAACTGGATGTACTGAGCAACTTGGCCGAACGTGCATTGAACCTTGACCTGAACTGCCCGCGTTTTGTCAGCGAGCCGTGCATGCGCATCGTGCAAGGTCGCCACCCGGTCGTAGAGCAGGTGCTGACCACGCCGTTCGTCGCCAACGATCTGTCGCTGGACGACGATACCCGCATGCTGGTGATCACCGGTCCGAACATGGGCGGTAAATCCACCTACATGCGCCAGACCGCTTTGATCGTGCTCCTGGCGCATATCGGCAGCTTTGTGCCGGCGGCCAGTTGCGAGCTGTCCCTGGTGGATCGCATTTTCACCCGGATCGGTTCCAGCGACGACCTGGCCGGTGGCCGTTCGACGTTTATGGTGGAAATGAGCGAGACCGCCAACATCTTGCACAACGCCACCGAACGCAGCCTGGTGTTGATGGACGAAGTGGGCCGCGGCACCAGCACCTTCGACGGCCTGTCCCTGGCCTGGGCGGCGGCCGAGCGCCTGGCGCACTTGCGTGCCTACACCCTGTTTGCCACCCACTACTTCGAGCTGACTGTTTTGCCGGAGAGCGAACCGTTGGTGGCCAACGTGCATCTGAACGCCACCGAGCACAACGAGCGTATCGTGTTCCTGCACCACGTACTGCCGGGCCCGGCCAGCCAGAGTTACGGCCTGGCCGTGGCCCAACTGGCGGGTGTGCCGAATGACGTGATCACCCGCGCCCGCGAACACCTCAGCCGCCTGGAAACCACGGCCCTGCCCCATGAAACGGCGGTAGCCAGCCCCGCCAAAGCCTCCAGCAAACCGGCCGCACCGCATCAAAGCGACATGTTCGCCAGCCTGCCCCATCCGGTGCTGGATGAGCTGGCAAAGCTTGACCTGGATGACTTGACGCCGCGGAAAGCGCTCGAAATGTTATATGCACTGAAGACTCGGATATAACGCATATGCGTGCAAGCTGGTAGACTCTCGCGCGGTTTGGGATGCTGCAGACTCTTAGCCTGGCCTGCAGACTATCGCTCCCGAACCTCGCGAGCCCTGCCATAAAGGGTTTCGCTGCCGCCGCCTGAGGAGAAAATTAGAAATGA